GCATGGCTAGGCAGGGCTGGGTAGGGCGAGGCAATGCAGGGCAAGGGCTACGGTAGTAGCGGATTAACCATTCGGAAGAGTGGTTTTTCCGGTACTTCGGTACCAACTCCGCAAGGTCGGGCCCTGCCCGGCTAGGCATGGCTAGGCATGGCTGGGTAGGGCGAGGCAATGCAGGGCAAGGGCTACGGTAGTAGCGGATTAACCATTCGGAAGAGTGGTTTTTCCGGTACTTCGGTACCAACTCCGCAAGGTCGGGCCCTGCATGGCTAGGCATGGCGTGGCTAGGTATGGCTAGGCAAGGTACGGCGTGGCAAGGCTCTGCGAGGCAAGGGCGGAGTAATCAGTAGGCTGCCCTCTCTTGAGAGGGCAGTTCTGGTGAGCACTTCACCAAATAGCAAGGCAACTTAACCCTTTGGAGATTGAAATGGTCGACTTTACTATACGTATCGAAGGTATTTCCCCGCTGATCCTGAACCGCTTCACCGACGAAGCTGCCATGTCGGCGACGTCCGGGACCCGGACGGCTGTCGTCGGCAATGAGAAAGGCTCACCCAAGGCACAGGCCGAAAAGAAGCTGTACTGGTCGGTGGACGGAGAAACCTTGATCGTTCCTTCCCCGAACGTCTTTGCCTGTATCATCGCAGGCGGAGCTTTTCACAAGGCCGGTAAGTCCAAGATCACCACCCAGAAAAGCTCGCTGATTCCGGCTTGCGTCGCGATCAGCGAGGTAGAGATCCCGATCATCTCGAAGGAAGGTTGGATGGTCGACACCCGCGCCGTCCGCATCCCAAGCACTGGCGGCAGAATTCTGGCTCACCGGCCGATCTTCAATGACTGGCAACTGAGCTTCACGTTGGAACTAGATGACGACTTCATGTCGGCAAGCCTGCTCCGTCAGATCGTGGACGATGCCGGCAAGCGAGTCGGCCTAGGGGATTTCCGGCCGGCGTGCAAAGGACCGTTCGGCCGGTTTGTCGTGACTCAATGGGAGCGAGCAGAAGCTGGGTTAAAGAAGGCCGCATGAGCACCTTCGAACAACTTTGCACCCAGCTCGAGCAACACATTCGGGTCGCCTCCTCTGTGGAGGCGCTGCGGGAAAAACTATTCCCGGGAACCTGGCCCAAGCCACTCCCTTGCCCCTTGTGCCAGTCGCCGCAGGTTCAGTTCTGCGGCGACCGGAACAATCCGGCCAAGGCGATTGCCCGGTGCCGGGAGTGTAAATGCACAGCACCTTTGGATAGGTGGCAGAACCGTGTTAGCTGACACCATCCAGGAGCTTGTCGAGCCGGATTGGAAATCCGGCCACGATCCAATCTATCGAATTTACGACAAATACGAACCGCACTGCGACCGGGCTGAAGCCTACAAGGAGGTGACTGGGAGGATCCGGTATCGGTGCGTCCATATTCTGACCCCTTTGGAGCCAACCAATGTCCGAACAGAACGCCTCTGATTTACCAGATCACTCCAACAAAGACGGCGCCCTTTACCGCGAGATTGCCCAAGAGTTGGGCATCAGCCGGTGCCGTGTCGAGCAAATAGAGAAGGAAGCCATGAACAAGGTTAGGTTGGGGTTGTTGGCCCGAGGGATTCGGCGCCGGGATCTCTTTCCAGAAGACAACATCTAGTCAACCCTTTGGAGACCTTATGGCAGACCTATCCTTTCCCCCGCGGTTCATGCGGACGGTTCAGGCGTGTCATTACCTGTCCGTCAACAGAAACTTTTTCAACGCTGTGGTCCGGCCCAAGCTGACCGAGATCCGCATCGGCGAAATCGGCGTCCGGTTCGACCTACTTGAACTCAACGAATGGGCCGACGATCATAAGAGGCGCAACGGTCGGCCTCCTGAAGCTGCAAATGATGAAGGAGACGACAAATGTCAAAGAGAAAAACCCCGGGTCTTACCCTCCGCGGTAACATCTGGCATGTCCGAAAGAACGTCAAAGGATATGGACCGCTTAGAGAAAGCACTGGCGAACGCGAGATCGAAAGGGCGGAAGCTTACCTCGCAAGGCGGCTCGCCGAGATCGAACGTCAGGTAGTTCACGGTGTTCGCCCCACAAGGACGTGGGTACAGGCTGCAGTGAAGTATCTGGAGGAGGCTAGAAAGAAGAGTATCGATCGCGACGCAGTCTCGATCACCTTGTTGGACGAGTATTTGAATAAACTCACTTTGGAACAGGTCCATATGGGCTCCCTATCCCAGTTCATCAAGGACAGGAGGGCGGCCGGGATTGCCGCCGGTACGATAAACCGGGACCTCGCCGTTGTCAGGAACATCCTGAACCTGGCGGCGACCCTCTGGCGAGATGAGCTGACCGGCAAGACGTGGTTGGAAACAGCCCCGAAGATCATCAATGTAGTAGGACCTAAACGAAGACCTTACCCCTTGTCATGGGAGGAGCAAGGGAAGCTCTTCAAGTTGCTGCCGGAGTATCTGGCGAACATGGCTTTGTTCGCGGTGAATACCGGGTGCCGGGAGCAGGAAATCTGCCAGCTTCGCTGGGAGTGGGAGGAGAAACTCCCGACGCTCGGCACCTCGGTCTTCATCTTGCCGGAATGGGTCGTCAAAGGGCAGGAGGGAAAGGCGGTGGAGCGCATCGTCCCTTTAAATAAAGTGGCGAGATCGGTGATCGAAGCTCAACGAGGAATCGATGAAACTTACGTCTTCCCTTACAAAGGGAGTCGGTTGGATAGGATGAACAACAGGGCTTGGCGACAAGCCTGGCGAGAGGCCGGGTTGCCTACGGGGAAGCTTGTATTGTCGGGTCCTCACAATCTTCGCCACACGTTCGGAAGACGACTCCGATCGGCTGAAGTGAGTCTCGAGGATCGGCAGGATCTTATGGGGCACAAGTCCGGCCGGATCACCACACACTACTCGGCTGCCGAGATACGGAATTTAATCAACGCCGTCGAGAAACTGTGTGAGCGGGATCAGGCGCCGGAGCTGACGCTGATCAATTTGAATAGGAGAGTGCGTTGATTACCGACTTAGATCAACTCCACAAGGTCGTCAACGGTGAGCTTCAAGGCATCGGGGTGGGTAGGACCTTTGCCCGGTGCCACGAGGTAGTCGACATAGTTCATGGAAAGCTCCTCGCAAACATCGACTTCATTCCTGACGCCTTTTGGGAGAGGAAGACTTTGGGCATCGAAGATGCTTTCTTCGTCCCGATGGGTCATGGGGACTAAAAAGGAGGAAATAGCACAAAAATGGTACAACCACAAAAGAAAGGCCCACATAAAGTGGGCCTAAGTCGTTGAAAAACTTGGTAGCTACGGGCGGACTTGAACCGCCGACACCCGCATTATGAATGCTCCTACATAATGTGAAGTATAGTTAAATCAAGGAGTTAACGCAGGCCGACCGTTGCAACACCGGCGTTAACATACATGTGTGGCATTGTGCAAAGGCACAAATTTGTCACATGAACTATGCTTACCCTGTGGCATTTTGTAGGGGTGCGTATGAGGGGCGTAACACTGATCGAGCTTATGGTAACGATAGCTGTGTCGGCTATTTTACTAACCATTGGGGTGCCGTCATTCAACGACATGCTGCAAAGGAACCGGGCCTCCGCCGAAGTCAACAGCTGGTTGTCCCATCTTGCGTTCGCAAGATCCGAAGCTATCAAGCGAGGAAAAGTGGTGGCTTTGTGCGCCACGGACGAGAGTGTAGCTGTCGACAGTCCTGGCAAGGAGTGTGGTTCAGATTGGAGTAAGGGGGTTATGACCTTCGTCGACGTGAATCGCAACCTAGCCTACGATTACGACGCTAGCTGTGACGCGGCCAAAAAGCTGAAGGGTTTGTGTGATGAAATACTGAAAGTGATGGACGCGCCGAAAGCAGCGGTTTCCTTGACCAAGCCAGATGGCTCCACGACGTATTCCCTCGGTTACGACATGTCAGGGTCAGCCACATCCGGGGCTCCGAATGAGATCATATCGTACACGCTGACGATGACGTGGCCCCATAGCACAAAAACCTTGACTATGACGCCGGCAGGGAGAGTCAGAAAGGAATAAGTGCTTTACGCGCTCACACGAAACACATCGGCTCTGTCCCTACAGCTACTTCCTGCGTGTAGGGGTCGTATGACCCATAGACTGGGAGAGCATCAAATGGACCAGGGAGTTCGGTCGTCCCCGCCGGGTGAACAGCTATTGCAGAGATATACTCCACACTGGATCCGACAGGCGCCCCATTATTCAGTGTTGTTGTGAGGATACCTAAAACAATTACGAACAATTTGTTAGATGGTCTTAGGATAATCGGGATGATGTCCTGTCGATCAAGCTGACTAGATCCAGTCTCGAAGGCTATCCACCCATCATAGGTAGACACAGGAGAAGAAAACCCAGCATTAAAAGACAAACCTTGTACATCAGGCATGATGCCTGGGAGGGGATTTGGACCTGCGCCTATAGTGAAAGTTCCAACGGGAGATGCAAGAACCGAAACTACGTCAGTAGTTTCAAGAGTGCCTTGTTGACCTAGAGCATTCCAAGTTTTTGAGGTTGTTACTGAACCTATTGTGGTACCGACAGGAACAAACCCGGCCCAGGAAAAATCCTTATGCTCCTCGGCAGAATAGGTAACCGGGACTGAGTAAAGATTTTCATCATTTAACCATAAGGAGAGAGAAAATGTGCCTGAGTGAGTGGAGGACGCAGATCCACTCCAACTAGGTGCTTCATCGGGTAAGGGGGTCATCGAACCTTCACCGCTCATCGCGGATTCACTGTTGACTTTAACTACCTGGAAAACATCATTGTCATCAAAAAACCCGCCCAACACAATATCTGTTACTGAGCTTGATCTTTGGTAGGTGGTCGTTAGCCCTCGCACCCACTGCTCGTTGGGGACTACAGTTGCTATCTTGTCATAGGTTACCTGACTACCATTGTTCAACAATGTGTTAGATCCTCTAACGGAACTGTATGGCAAGTGAACTGATGGGGTGAACGAGAACTCCGAACTGAGAGAGTTATAGTCGATGGTCAGGGATATAAGGGATGCTGCTCGTTGGTGGGTCTTTAAGTCGGAAGAAACTCCGGATTGCCAGAAAACATCTGAGCCTACATATCTCGCACGGATAGAGAATACTGCAACGGACCCATCCGACTTGCAATCCTCCAACAACCAATCATTAACTATGGCCCATCCGGACGGCAGTGGAGAGAAGGACCCCCCAATATCCTCCCATTCAATTGTGTAGTTTTTACTTTCCGGCGCTTTGCCAAACTCCCCGAACCGGACCATCGTGATGGCCATAGTGGCGTTGTTGGCCGAAGAATTAACTGCAACCGACGTAATCTTGACCAACCACCTTGAGTTATCACTAGCAAAGTATACCCACGAACCAAACGTATCTTTCCGGTAAATCTTCCCTCTGGCGCCTGACATTATAGATTCTGGACGCCACGAGAACCCGTTGATCTCGTCTTCAGCCAGTTGTCCAGCCGTTCGGCTCGGCGCAGTCCAGCCGGGGCGCTTAAGCCGTAAAGCTCTACCATACTCGGAGTACACCACTCCATGAGGCTGCTCACAAGGGAGGTAATATCGACCCTCCGCTGCGTCCCAAAAGCATTGCAAACCATTGGCTAGGTAGTAGTTGCCGCCAGAAATCGCCGGCTGAGTGGTTTCCGGAAGCCAGAGCTTACCTCCCTTAACCAATCCGTGCAGTGGGTTGCCCCATACCTGAAGCTTTCCCAGTTGTCGCTTCATGTCCGGGTGACTCATAATAGGTTAGGTTCAGCAAAGTTGATGACCACTGGGTTGCCGTTTGCATCCATCAACGTGATCGATTGTATCGGGGAGACTTCAATGGTGAACAGCCCATCTGAAGACGTGCTGACTTGGTCATCCCAATAAACCCGCTGGGAGACATCCTCCTCAGTCAGAGGGGGTGCAATTCCTCCACCACTTCCGGAACCAGTCCCCACGTCTGCGACAGTTAATTTGCCTATCCCAATGCTGGCCTCGATCGACTTTGTCGACCGTGCTGGGCCTAAGGTCTGGTTCTTCTTTTTCTCGGGGGACGAGAGCTTGCTGATCTCATCGGCTAGTCTTTCGTCCGTGCGGCCCTTCCAGGCCTTGTTCACCTCGTCAGTCATTACGCGGTATCCGTCTCTCGGACAGCAGCAATGGCAATAGACAATTCCGTGGATGTGCCTACGACACCGGTTGTGTCGTCCACGCGAATATAGATAGGAACAGCATTCTCAACGCCAGACAAGATTGACGTCCCCAGATTCAAGGGGTCGCCTCCTGTTGCCGAGCCCAACCCTAGCAGAGTAGTTGCCAACTTGACCTCGGTCGCCGGGTGCCCGGAACCGGGGGCTGCATCGACGATGCTGACCACGATCTGATCCACTCCAGGATTGGAGTCTGCCTCAATTTTACGATTTGCCGTAGTAGACCCCAGATAAACCACCTTGTCCACGGGGTCGGAACTGCCGTCGGCCTTCTGGGCGCACACCAGGTTGCTCACCAAAGGGGTAGTAAGCCCTGCGTCCGTATACAGTTTGAAAGATAGAGCCACTTCAACCTCCGTGTTTAGGCCGCCATCACAAGCTCGTCGTCTGGAATGGCGACGATCACCTCGTCTTGATTATATCGGATTATCTCGTCGGTGTTACTGCGGTGGATCGCCGGAGTCCCAATGACGAAACGAGGTTCTCCATATCCATAGTAGGTTTTGCTCAAGTCGAAGTTGTAGCGGGTAGACGTAGCATCGGCGATATACCCATAGATCGGATCATGGGACAAGTATGCTGTGCCATTGATTCCTGACGCATAGTCGTAGGGTGCGCCAGGCACTTCGTTCTCAAGGAAGCCTATCCAAGTCCCTAACCTGCCAACTGAATAAGCTTCGTCAGCATCCGGCACGACAGGAGCTGACACGGCTTTGGCTGGGGCGGACAGAACAGTTTCATCCGGCACGGATGTAGCTACCACTTTACTAATCGCCAACCGAACCGTTGTCAAAGCAGCCCCGTTTAAGGTGTCCATCTCATGTGTGATCTGCTTTACCTTGCCGGTCGCCTGCACAGTCTCGGTGTCGATCCGTATCTTGTGGAACCGTTCCAGCAAGGGGTTCAGTGTGGTTTGGAATTGTACGTAGTTCTGCCGGTGGGACGCCAAAATCGATGTCCTGGCCTGTGCTTGAGCACAGACGATAGCCTCCTGGGCTAGCTGTCGGCTGGACTTACCTGTGCCGGACGTGTATTCGAGGAGAGGGCCCTCGTTGACCATAGCCCGGTCGGCGAAGACAACCGCGGCGTCACCCTCACCAATCCTGAGCGTAAGGGTATCAGCGTTTTGACCTGTAGTGAGGGTGACGCTATACCTCGCCCATTGAGTGGACAGATGACATACCACGGCTTCCATGACGCCGTCATCATCCGACGCGGTCAAGTAAGTCGTCCGACCGCTGTTCACGGCGTCCGTCTTCAAATAAACGGATGCTGTATACGTGGCGGCAGATTCCACATTGACAGATGTCTCCCGGTACGTGCCCGAATAGACAAACAACTTGGCCCCCTTGGCTTCTCCGTCGAGGTTGATGTCGACGTTATCGATTACCCCAGCACTCCCTGACCATGTTGAGAATGTTTCAGGGCTGGGCAAAAGGTTCACGATCTGGATATCGTCGAGGTCCACATACTTGCCGTAATCGGTGCTGTTTGCTGCGGATGGGAATGGGTAACGGTACCAGACATAACTCCCGGCGACGGCATCGGCCGGCTCAAACTGCTGGCTGACGACCGAAGCCGATCCGACACGACCCTCGACATAGGGTTTGTTCCAGGTCTCTTCAAAGACGTTATAGAAGCGATGTGAGCTGGGATCCGGTTCGTAGGCGTAGCTCCGCTCCTCCCGAACAAGTCCCATCTGCTCGATACTTTGGGGAGCTTTCACGACGAATCGGCTGCGCTCTGTGATCTGCTGCGCCCAGCGCTTGGCCAAGGTGAAGTTGGCCCCAATGCAGAGCCCCGGGGGGTTAATCAGGTAACCGACATTCAACGAGCCGTCCGAGCTTGTTGTGTAATACTCTGTGTAAGAAGGTGGAGCAAAGAACACCGGCGCCCCTACCAACGGCCAATCCACACCTTTGATGGCGTCCTGAATCATGCCAGTGGTCGGGAGAGGGATGCCGTTAACCCCTACGTCATTCCAGCTCAAACTGAATGATGACAGGAAAAAGTCCCAATAATATCGTTGGTGTTGTTCGTGGATACGGTCAAACCGGAACCCTACCTCAAGTTCTAGCTGGTTAAGCACGCTCCGGCTCGATGCAAGTTCGACTGTTAGCGATCTGTCCATGATGTGTGCTTCGGAGAACGTAAAATCCTGCGCTGATGCTGTGTGCCAGTAGGTCAACCTACCGACACCGTCGACTGTCAGGTCATAACTTGCTGGAATCGTGGAGAGCACGTCATTGGCATAGTCCACGTTGCTGGCATGTTCGTCGAAGACGGTGCTGGACCAATACCCTCCGAGATCAGCCAGGATCTTCTTGCGCGACGACTGCTCCCAACGCTTCTGCAAGAAGTCCGAGCACTTGAAAGTGGTCAGTCGAGTGTTCGGGTCGTACTCCGGTGTATCCACTCTGCCCACGAACAAAGCTCTAGTCACTGTGCCGCCTGGCGTCGCCAACTGATAATCAATCCGGACCGGCTTATTGACCCAGGAGGTTATCGAGATAGGTCCAAAAGTTGGCCTCAGAACGAAAGTGGCAATGCGTGCGGAGCCTTCTTCAGCATCGACCGTGACCAGACCTGTGATGCTGGCGGAGACGTCGATATCTTCTAAGTAGACCTTTACAGCCCAGAGCTGGGTGTCCCCTGCTATGGGGAAGAGGGAGTCAGGGTCATAAATCTGTTGTTCGACTGTGATAGCAATCGTACCAGTAGTGTAAACCTGAATTTCCAGGCTTATTGATAGTGTGCCTACCTCGTAGTCGACAATCTGCTGTTCGACAGTAGTCGATATCGTACCGGCTTCGTAAACGACTTGCTGTATCTGGGCCTTGAGGGAATAGACGTCGGCAGTAATCTGCTGCTCTAGCGTGGCAGTGATCGATCCGAACTCGTAAATAATCTGTTCGAACGTGGCAGAGAAGGTCTCGACACCAATGATCGTGTGCAGGGACGTGGGTCCTGAAGCTACTTGAGCCTGAGCATCGCCGGCAAGGGGTATGCTAGTGGTTAGCTCACCTACTACTTCCGCAGAACTGACGGCAGCGCCCGTTAAGCCGGAGTCGGTATCGGCCCCTCCTGTAGATGCGATAACATCTTCCGCGATGCTGTTGTTCAGGATGCTCATATAGGCTACACGTTACCCGACGTAACCAACAAACACGGCCTGCACACTGGCGTACCAGTGAATGGTTTTTCCTGCTTCCCCGGTCACCGTTAGCCTGAGGGCTCCTTCGACTATGGTTGGGGAGTCCAAAGCCCAAGAGGTTGTGCCCGCGTCCCCGAACGACGTGAGGGTAGGAGTACCCACAATGACAGGAGGGTTCGAAGCGTCTACGCGGATTCCTAGGTCTTCAACCCTGAAGAACCTGGATTCCGTACCCGACGTATTCCTTGCGACAAGAGAGATATCCATCAAGCAGGCTGTTTCAGCTAAGAAGTCTATCTCCCCTAAATCGGCTGTAAGCAGTGTGCTGGGGGTCGCATCGGTCGTAAGACTAGATAGTCCGATAAAACTGCGATGAGCTATACCACTCCCCCCAGTAAGGGCGTTCCCGTTACCCATTGCAATTTCGCCGAAGAGTCGACTGTAAGATCGAGGCCCTATAGCTATTGCGTTTCCGGCATCAGCAAATGCCCCATCCCCGACAGCGAAACCCCCCACATCGCTTGCCTTCGGATAAGTAAAGGATACGAACGGATTAGGCGGACCCACAGCGATCGATTTATATGTGTGGGCCGGAATGTTGATTCCCACATGCTTGTCACCGGCAGGGAAGTTCACCAGGTTGCCAGGTCCATTTGATCCGTCCAGCACAGTTGTCCGTACGAGAGTCGTGCCTCCACTGACTATGATATCCCCGAAGCCGACTTCAAAATTCCCATTAAAATCGGCGATGACATAGTATGCCTGATCCCCATCGGCCGCTGCCCACTCCTGAAAGCCGGATACGGCAGCTCCAAGGGTAAAATCACCGGTGCCTGTTGATGTGGACAGTACTTTTGCTCGGTCCCGAATTACCAAAGCCACGTTTTAAATCTCCTCTGCATTGATCGTCCAGCGAAAGGTCCCAGTCGTCCGGTTGAAGTCGGTCTGAGGCGCCTCGATAAACGCCGTAAATTGCGGGAAATATTCGACCATATAGGCAACCGCCCCGGAAACAGCGGTCACGGTAGCTGTGTTGGAAACAACCTCGACGGGTGATGGTCTCCACATCCCATCCTTCAGGGCGTACCCCTTGACTTCATAGCCAGCGTCTGTGCGTCGGGCGGCCGGTATGGCGATGACGTTGTTCGAGGATTGGATGGCTCGTGCAATGCTGCACTTCAAGGTCTGTTGAGTTTTCCAGGTGATACCGGCAAGTCCGGGTGGGACGAACCCTTCCCCGGACAAGGTTGTGCGAAGCTTGGACCAGTTGGATTGACGAACCGCCGATCCGTCCGCCATGCGGAGCGTGTTGACGCCGCCGAACTCTTCGTAGGTCTGGGAAAACTGGAGCGCCTGGGGAACTTCGATGATCGCGGTCCCGATAGCGAAATTGCGTGTTGTCCATCCCATCAGCGTCGCCCTTCCTTGAGCGCTTGGAGTGAAAGTAGTCGTTGCAGTGTATCAGCTGCATTACTATCGGCCAAGACGGGGACCTTCTCGCCACCGATGTACAAGTTCACCGGAGTCTTGTTGGACATCTGCTCAGCTGCCTGGGACAAGATCGAAGCGGGACTCGTCGCCGGTAAAGAGATATTGGGGACGGTCACGTCCGGCGGCTGAATCCGAGCCGCCCGTTCAGCCAGAGCCGAGATGTTGCCGAATCTCGGGCCGCCCCGACTCAGCCGTTCCTTGTACCGCTCCGAGTCGGCCAGAGAGATTCCCTCAACCCCGTTGGCCGGGTTGCTGAACGTGATCTCAGGCAGCGCCTGGTTGGCTCGATCGATCAAGCTGTCCGGCAAGGTCGAAGCCGGGCCACTCTCGATGGGAGTGGATTTATCAGAGAAAACCCGCCGGCCAGACTTATCGATGTAACTGAAGATCCTCGGGAACTGCTCATCAGGTGTAACCGGTGCCGAGGTTGCAGTCTCCGGTGAGCCTCCTCCAGGAGTCTCCGTTTCAACAGGCTTGCCGTCCGGGCCGACAGCTTGGATCTGCACGGGATGTGCTTGAATCTTGGCATCCAGTTGAGCCAGAAGCTGGTCCGCCACAGCATCGACTTGTTTAGGGTCGAAGCTTACCTTCAGTTTTCCGAGATCTTCGATCCGTCGTTCCAGCTCGTTGATCTTGGCTTGTACGGCCGCAGCATCCGCCTGCACCTGGATCAGGGCGTTCCTGTCCCTGATCGCCCGCTCCTCGGCCGTACCGACTTTCCTTTTCTGAGAGTCGGCGGCGATCTTGGCCGCCTCGTCGACGACACTACCGGCATCGAACTGGGAGATAGTACCCTCCTGCACGCCGGATCTGACGAAATCGACGACACCGCGGGCAGATGACTCGGCCTCGTCGTAGGCTCCGCCCTTGAGCTGTTTCCTCGCACGATCCAGCAGCTCCCGGATACGATCGGACGGAGTAATCTGCTGCCCCGACAGCTCGCGCTTGGCATCCGCAAAGAAATTGGCGGATTCCGCCTGCTTCCCCCTGGCCTCGTTCAGTTTGTCAACCGACTCTCGATAACGCTGCTCGGCGTTACTCAGCCTCTCATTGATCTTTTGCAGCTTGTTGCGCTGGGTTGTGAGCTGCTTGTTGGATTTCTCGATCTCCTTGGAAGCCCCCTGCTCAAGGATCAGCCGCTTCGAATGCTCTTCGTTTTGCTTGCGACGCAGCTCGGCCTCCTGCTGAATCAGGTCGTCCGTGATGACCCCTTCGAGCTGAGCCTTCTTCGTCAACAAGCGGTTAATAGCTTCCTCGACGCCGGCACGCTCCAGAATCAGGGCTCTCAGTCTCTCCTGATCCTGCTCATCCTTGGCTACGGCTATCTGTTCATCTACAACCCGTCGCTTGGTTTCCAGGATCTTGTCGAGACGGTCGATCTCCTTCGCGCCAAGATCCTTATCCCCTTCCTGATCCTGAGCTTGAGCAGTACGCTCCCGGAGAGCCTGGAGCCTATCTTTGTCCTGGGCAATCTCCCTGGACCGCCGCTCAGCCTGTTCGATGGCAGGCTCTACCGTATCTCTCAGGTTCAACAGACGCACGTAGTCGACGTTCTTCAGCGAGTCCTTGCCCTGACTGATCAGTATGTAGATCGCCTTGTTGATCTGGATGCGCAGTTCTTCAAGGATTTCCTCCTGGCCATTAACCGCCGCATCCTGAATACTAATCAGGAGTGATGTCATGTCCGTGGAAGCCAGGCGTATCTGGCTTTCAGCGTTAATCGCCTTGATTTTGTCCGTCAGGGCCTCGAGGTCCCCCTGACCGGCTACAATCTCTTGTCCGCGCTCCTCCAGCCCAGCGTAAAAGCTTTGCAGGGATGTGACGAACGCTTTGGCGCCTTCGACAGTAGATGGCAAGGCACCGGAGAACAGCTCTGAGCCGTAAAGCCTTTCAAACTCCTTGAGTTTTGCCTCTTCCGACTCGTCCAGATCCTGGCCTGACGCCTGACGGCTGGAGATCCGCTTAAGCTCGTCCAGCAGGTTCTGTTTGATCGTGCCCAGTCTCTTTTGAAGTAGCTGAAAGGAAAGATCGTCCAACCCCTTACCGTACAGCTGATCAGCCAACTGTCTGGCCTCTTCAGCAGGGCCTCCCTGAGTATCTGCGGAGAACGGGGCGAACTGCTGACGAACATCGTCTACCCGCTGCTGACGGCTCGCCCGTTGCTCCTCCAGACCTTGCAGGCGTGTTTCCAGGGATGAATTGCCGGGGACGAACCGGTCGTAGATCCCTTTGCCAGCAGCCAATCCCAAGGATAACAGGGTGATGAGTCGCCCGAGGGGCGACCAGGACGACGCGGTGGAGATGACCTTCAATGCTCCGGAGAACTTGGTGGCGAAGCCCTTAACCAGTGTCAGGAAGCCTTGGAATCCGGCTATTGCTCCACCCACGGCAGCGATACCCACGCCAGCGATGCCACTCAGCTCCGACAAGTATCTGGCATTTCGGTTGTCCGGAGACGCAGTCAAGGATCCCAACGTCCCTGCGATACCTCCAACCACTCCCAACGCTCCCCGAGCCAGACGTGTGCCCGGGGAAAGCAGATATGTCAGAAGGCCTGCGCCCAGACCGGACAGTGCAGCTCTGGACGTGTCTTCCCCCAGAGTTGCCTTGCGGTCGACAATCCTGTCCTGCAGCGATTTCGCCCCGTCCGCCAAAGATTTGAAAAACCGGCTGACGACGGGCAGACCATCGCTGACGATGGTGTGAGTCAGAGTCAGGATCGTCTGACCGAACCGACGGATCTGGTTGTTGGCGGCTTCCATCTGGGTCTCGGACCCCTCGGCCGCGGCACCCGCCCTGGACACCTGGGTGATGTTTCGCTCGAGGATGTCGAGAGAGTCCAGCAAGGGAAGAAACACGTTCTCCGCTCGCCGCTCCAGGACGCCTCGGAAAGCGTCAGTGTTGGGGCCCCCTCCGCCAATACCCAACCTCCGGTACTCCTGTAACGCCGCCAGTAAAGGGTTCTCTTCCTTCTGGAAGTCCAGGAACCTCTGGCGAATCTCCCGCCCGGTCAGAATCCGATTGAACGTCTTCTGATAGAGCGGGATCAGAGCTTTGATCGTCTTCTCGTCCGGAGACAAGATCTCAATCAGGGCTTCTCGGGATCCAGTCGCGATTGTCGACGGCTTGATACCAATGTTAGACAAAGTCGCATCGAGCCCAAGAATTTGCTTCGAACTCAGTCCAAACGACTTGGCGGTCTGCGCCTGTAAGCTGATGAGGACCTTCAGATCTTCTGCGGTCAGCCTGGAGATGTTGACAGCGTTGGTCAGCTGGTCCGCTAATGTGCGGTCCGATAGGTCGGAAAACACCATCCGTAAAGAGGCTATGACGTCCGCGGCTGTCTGCAAGGAGCTCTTGGTGGCTCCCGCGAATAACGCTACGTTTTCGATAGCTTTCGGGATGTCGGCCGCCTCAACACCGGCTTGTGCTAAAGTCTGCGTCGCCTCCGCGATTTCCTGTACGGAGAACTGAGTGGTAGTCGCCGTCTGCTTGATAGCGGACTCGATACTCCGCATGTCCTCAGCTGTGGCTTGGGCTACAGCCTGAATACCTTTCAGGGACTCCTCTAGGTTGAACACCTCCCCGGTGAGCCGGCGGATGCCCTCCAACAAGGCGAAGCCTGATCCATACAGGATCGCGTAGCGGAAGAATGCTCGGACAGCCAGGGAGGCCTGATGCCAGATGCCGACGTTGCCCCGGAGCTCGGCGTTGACCTTTTTGATGGCGACCGCTTGCTCCGCGAACTGCCGGTTCAGATCACTGATCTCGGAAGGGGTGAGGCGGGGGCCAGTGCCGGCATCGCTGTCTTTGATTCGCCTCTGGATACGCTGCTGTTCGCTCTTCAGAAAAACCAGGGCGTCTTCGTAAGTATCCTTGGGGAGGTCCAACACGTTGGACACGCCGCCGACAGATTCGATGGCTCGTCCACCTCGTCCGCGCTGGGCGCCTAATGCTCGGAGGTCAGCAAGCTTCTGGTCAATCCGGGTTCGGTCTGCGCGAGGCGCTGCCTGCTGTCTGGCAGACTCGATCGCTTTCAGCTCCCGCTTAAACTTGATCTCCTTTTCCAACAAGGACAGATAAAGTTTCTCCGCCTCGATGGAATCCTTGCTGCCGGCCGCAGCCTCCCGGTACGCACGGGACGAGGCGACGGCCCGGCTCAGAGCGTCCTTGATAGCCTTTCTGGTAGGGTCATCAAGGGTCTCTAACCTTCCCTGTCCGAGTAACCTATCGGCGAACTGCGAGGACTCCTCAGCAAGTTGCCTCTTCTTGGTGAGCGAGCGTCCTAGCGTGGTGCCTTGGACTTCGCGGCGGCGTTCGTCCAGCTTTTGCTTGAGGTCCTCTAAAGATCGAACATTAGTAAAGGCGTCCTGTGCCGCGGCTTCGGTGATTGCTTCCTCAGCCGCACGCAGTTGCTGCTGGATCCTTGAATTGAGTGCTCTTCTGACGAGTCTGAAGTCGAAATCTTTGCCGGCCCGTGCAACGTCTCCCCCAACTGTTTCCAATTCACGGCCGGCGGCGCCGGTCAGGAACGACAACGCTCGCTCGCGCTGGACGTCCTTAACCCGGAGAGCTGCGTCCCTTCTGCGCTCAGCAGCCAGCCGGTCGGCAAACTGTTTATCTTCTCTCTCCGCCTGTTTTGCAGCGGAGACCTCCAACTGATTGGTCCCTCGACGGGTCCGCAAGTCCTGTAACCTTTTGGCTTCGGAGGCGCGATCAGCATCCAGCAGTTTGTCCAGTCTGCGGACAGCCTTATCCGACTCCTGGATGGATGTCTCCAACTGAGGAAGCAAGAGGGTCTGAATCCTGGAAAGCTCGGACGGAGCCTCAGCGGCCCCTTGCTGCGGAACTACAGACTTGAACGCCTGCAAAACCTTCCGGAGAACTCGTCCCTGGGCCTTTTGGATCGCTGACGCTTCCTTGGCCAGCCTGCGCTCGTACTCGGTAAGGTCCAGGACGGATGTGCCTCCGAGCACTTTGGACAATACTTCCCTTTGCTTCTTGGAAAATTCACGGGTGGCGGGCGTGTTATACGCAGACAGGACGCTGTCGAGGAACTTCTTGACGTTATGCGCCTGTTGATTGGTCAGGTTCCCAAACTGTTTCCTTAACCTGTCGGCTAACTCCAGGTCATTGGCATCGCCGCTGAAAAATGCCCTGGCCAGGGAGTTGTTCAGGTTCTGTACCTGTCTGCGAAACCCGGCCAGCTGCTGAGGGGAAAACTTTAGATTTGGGTCGACGTCGATGTCCAGGCCGATCGGCTGGATCTTGAGCTGCTTGGCAAGAGCGGCAGCCAGTTTGTCAAATTCTTTCTGGGACTCAGCCGGGTTTACGACCTCACCGGCTTTGATGACGTAGTCGACGATCGCGTCTAACTGAATTTTGTCAGCCATCCTTGGCTCCTTTAATGCCTGGCGAAGATCTGTGCGAGTTGGGCGATATCGTTGTCGTTGCTGAGATCCAGGTCCACCACTTCGGCTTCGCCATCAGTGGTGTACTTGCCACCAAAACCGTACAGGCATGATTCGAACAGCAGGTTGTTCTCCTGGGCTTTCAGTTCGAGGAACGAGTCGACCATTTCAAGGGCGATGTCCCGATCTAATTTGGTATATACGTAGTTCGCCTTATTGAAGTCATAGGCGCACATATAGAGAATCAGTCCAGCAGTATCCAGTTTCCGTAGGGCGCCGGCGTACGCTGACCCGAGTGTCCTAGCGGAAGACGGTTTTGGAGCATCTGACAAGGAGTTGGCCTCCTTTCCTACACGCTCCAGACGTTCGAGGAAGTATTCGATGTCTTGCTCGGTCGGATCGACTATGCTGCAGCACTCGACAAGGGTTGGTATTACTACGGATTCAAGGACTTTGGCTTCATTTGTAAGCTGCTGACGAAGCTCTGAAAATCGTTCGAAGGCAAGTAATGGTATGGCAAAAGGACGGTGTGCCTTGTTGAATATGGAACCCATTCAATGCCTCGATAAAAGCTGGCCGCCCGAAGGCGGCCAGAGGTCCCTGGTAAGTCCGGACCGGCCGCCAAAAGCGGCCTCGCAGTTAAGCCGCGTCGGACGACATGAACAGCATGCCAGTGGGGTAGCTCGGGATAACTCCTGCCAGGTGCTCCAGATCGCCGCCGGTGGCGTATTCGCTGGCGGCCGGCTCGAGCAGTTTCAAAGTCATTTCGGTGGACGAGAACTCCGTTGGGGATGCGCCGACGGAAACATTCCCGCCGATCGCGGCCTTCCAGAAGTTGAAACCCATCGGACGGCTGGTACCTCGCTCCACCTGCAGCAGCTGGACTGCAAAGTAGTTGACGTCGGACAAACCGCCGATGGCCACGGCCGGGGATTTGTAGCAAACCACGTTGGCGCCTGCGGCGAATGCGGCGACGGTGCCCAGCCCGGTAACCAGGGTAAGTACGTTGGCAGCAATGCTGTCGATCTTGGAGACCGTGACCGACTCCGGTTTGCCGACTTCGAATATGACGATAATGTCGTCCTCAGCAAACCCGGTGGCGTCCGTCAGTGTGATACTTGTTGCATCAGCAGCAATCGGGGCGGTGGTGTCGACAGTGGATTTGGTATCAGTAGAATCATAATCAGCTACCGCGTTACCGAGCATGACGTTCAAATTGCGTCGGCTGTACTCTCGCAACGTCGCAGAGATGCTGGATGCCTGCGACGTCAGCGCGGTATCAATGATCTTCTGTGGGAAACCTCCCAAGAGGTCCACCGACGTCTGTTCAATGTTCAAAGTGACCTGATCGAGGATACCGATCGAGTGCGCGGCGCTCAGTCGTCCGGCGCTGGACATGGGGCCGATTCGGACCTCAAAGGTGCCGATTCGGAACTGACGGGTTTTAGGGGATCCTAGTGCCATTACATCGTCCTCCTTGACGAAGTTAGGTGAGTGAAAAAGCTATAACTTTTTCAGATCGGAGCGCATCCTGCGCCCCATCATCATAGCAAATCTACGTATCCAGGGTCTATGATACTCGGGATAGCGTAGCCTATTTATGTCAACCACGCTATACAGTCCGAACGGGACGTTCGGTGGTCTCGCCATGTCCAGCTCCTCGGAGAAAAACGGAGAGGCCAGGATGTCGTCGAACACCTGGCTCAGCTTAGGTCTCTTAAGGTTTAAGCGAACCACAACAGCATTCTTCGCGGTTGCCTTGGAGCCTAGTCTACCAACTCGAATTTCCTGGGTAATCGCGGCATCTCCGAGCTTGGTTGCACTTCGGCCGTAATTCACGCTGTTGCGGGCCACAGACAGGGCGTGAGGCAAGTTTCCCCGGTAAACGGACGCGAGTTTACCTGTCTTCTTCCAGTAGACACGAGAGCGCAAGCCTTGCCTGGCGCCGGTCATGATCCACCGTTTCGTAAGCGGCTTCCAGCGGAAACGTTCGTACAGTCCGGACGCCACGGTGACCACAGCTGTTTGTTCAACAGCAAATTGCTGGGATGCCTTGGTTTGTTGTCCTCCGACACTCAGCAGCTTACCTGCCTTTGGTATTCTGACCTGAGTCGGCCGGCGAGCGGCGAACCTCAGTCCTTTCCCCTGCCCGGAAGTCACTGGAATACCAGGGTTGTCGAGTATGTCTCTGACAGCCAACAAGGTGTTGGAAAAATACCCGGCCATGAATTTGCTGATCTGGATTTCCTTGGCAAGGGCAAGATATTCGGCCTTTTCCCTTGTCAATGCGCGAACAGCAATCCGGATATCCGACCTGTTCCTGACCCATGTCCGTACGCTGGCCCTGGCCAACTTAAAACCTCAAGGCACGAGCCTGAACGGTTGCCATGCGAAGGCCGGCGGCTCGATCGAATTGTTTTGGTGCTACTCCAGACCAAGTAACGTGGATGATACCCAGTTGCTCGACGCCTGCGACCTCCCCGCTGTAGTCGAAGACGGGGATGTCCGTGCCTGGCTTAAACACGCTGCGCGTCAAACCGACGATATCTAAGGCCTTGTACTGTGCCGGGTCGATCGCTGTGATACCCCCGATCTCGAATTCCAGGTAATACATCGGGTCCATGGGGGAGTCGGCCATTGTGGACAGACTCCAACCTAGGGCCGGTTGGTCTGACTCCACGAGCGCAGCCTCTAAGAGCACTCCGTCAATATCGATGTATGCTAGGGACTCGCTGTCCGCCAAGCCTATGGCGAGCTTGTCGATGGTGGATTTGACGGCGAGGGGGAAGATTTCGTAGCTCATTTCTTTCTCACCGCTCGGCAGGCGACAAACCCAGAGGAAGGGAACACTTCCTCTACCTCATAAAAGTAATCGCCGATTTTCAGCTCGTGCTCGATGGTGGCCGGGCAGTTCGACGGCAGCAGGATTTGCATCTCGGAGAACCGCATAGCGTCGAACTCTCGTGAATTCATGTAGCTCATGCGTTCGGCATCGCAATGGTAAACCCCAACCGACGTCTTCACAGCCGACCCTGCGACCCCGGAAGCCGCTGTGGTTTTCGTGTACTCCATCAAGTCTGCTTGAAATGGGGCGCGGTGGAGCAAGAAAACATGACTGTAAACGCTGCCCTGCCTGTCGTCGTTACGGACACCGAGCAGGAAGATTTCGTCGTTCAACCGGACGACTTTGTAATCCTCGGGAATGGACGAGTCAGGGTTGCACAGTAAGTGCCGACGCTTGTTCCCAAATTCTCGCTCCGAAATGAATCGATCAAACGGAAGATAAGCACCGCGAGCTATGTCTAAATCCCAATCCGACCCGTTCCAACCGTCGATCTGGGTTCTGGCGAAATAACTGGCGGCACCTTTAAGGTTCATTAAGCCCCCGTTACCGGATCGTAAGCGGACCCTACACCGATAAGGTGGCCGCCACGGGCCACAGCAGAGCCAGTCACTGCCTCAGTCAGCAGATTCTTGTACTTGGCCATGCGCCCGGCAATGAACTCCACAAGCCTCTGCCGGTCGTCAAGCCGCTCAATAGTGTTCTTGCCGTCGCTGATGTTCTGCGGCATCGACAGAGGGCCGGTGTGGAGTGTCTGATCAGCACAGAAATAGGTACTGTAGGCGACCAGCAGATGGTGTTGCTTAAGCTGAACTTGCGTAGGGGCCCCCAACCCCGCTGCGTAAATCGTAGCGTGGGTCGGGATCCAGTCATCAAGATCCAGCATCAAATCCAGCTCCAGGGTGCCTTTGCTGAATCGCTCGTCAGCCAGGTCTTCTACCGTGATCTGTAAGGCCTCTCGGATCCGGTCGGTGTCCGTGTAAAGGACTTCGATCATTCAACGACTTCCATCAAGTGGGCGTTGATTTGGGACTGCATCCACCCGGTGATTTTATCGACCGCAACTGGTTGTCCGGCACGAAACCACGTCTTCCCGATAGGCTCCAACAAGTCACACGTGGTGACCAGCCGGATTGTTTTGGGTTCAGGCTTCTTCGGCTTATCGTTTGCCATGGGTGGCGCTGCGGACGTCTTGGATCCTTCCGCGGCTTTGGTAGTCCCTGTAGCACTCATACATCTCTCCTTAGATAACGATTAGTCGAATGGGTGTGTTCCACAACACGCCCAAGGGGTTTGTACCGTCGTAGGTAATCAACTTGGCAGTGTGATGACCTAAGGCTAGCCCGGCTGCACCCAAACGAAGGATGAGTCGGTCTGTTTGAGTCCGGTCGAACAAGTCGGGTGCAGTCTCGCTGTCGAGCACAATTGTGCGATCAACGACCAACTGAGCGCGAGTGATTTGCGTGTGATCAATAATGCTGGCGCCCAATTTCAGGCGGATTTCGGAGGTGTTTCCGAACCCAGAAGGGATGACGAAACTAATGTACACGCTCTAGCGTCCTTGCCGGTGTCACATTCTCGATACTCGCATTATACCCTCGACCCAAGCCGGTGCCAGCAAGTAACGCGGTGGCGGTGGACGACGCTTTGGCTAATGTTGAGAAGGGGATACCGGTGGTCATCTGTCCCGCAACATAAGCCTGCACGAGGGCCTGGGTGTTCAATCGGATGTACGTTGTAAGCTCCCCTAAACTTTGCACCTCGGAGGTTACTCCGCTGAAAAGTTCAGCAGCGTCTGAGTCTAGTTGGCCAGTCGCGAGAGCTTGGGCTAGCACCGATGCTGACAAGGCTATCGTCGCGGTCAGATCGCCGCCGCCGGCAGCCAAGGCCACGGACGCCCCACTTAAGGGAATCAACGTGGTCAGGGATCCGGAACTGGAGGACAGGGCAAGAGCTGCGGAGCCTGTCAAAATGGCGGTCGTCAGTTGGCCTGTTGTTTGCGTCAATCCAGAGGCTTGCCCATACATCGACGTATCGCCAGGCGCAGTCAGGTCGCCGGACACGGTAACGTCGTTGGCAGCACCTCCGGCTAGATGGCTGGTAGTCTGGATTTGTCCTGCCGAGACTGCTCTACTGAGGGCTTCAGTAGCCAGTGGGATGGTGGTGGCGAGACCACCCGAAAGCAGGGACTCAGCAATCGCAGCACCGGAAAGTTTGATCTGGATAGAGAGATTGGCCGACGCGGACGTCTGGGTTTCTGCGTTCCCGACCAATGCAGCTGAGGAGCTCTCGAAAGCTCCGGACGCGGAGATTTGAGTCAAGGCATTGGCAGACAGAAGTATTGATGTGGACAACTGTCCGGTGGCAACAGCTTCAGCCTGGACATTCCCGCTGAACAGGGTAGACAGATCCAAACCAGCCGAAGCCAAAGCTTGAACTACTGAGGCCGCGGACAGCTTAATCTGGGCGGTAAGTGCGCCGCTGCCAGTTGACAGCATTGCAGCTACCGCGGACAGAGGGATAGAGGCGGTGAGATCACCGGATGCTGTGGTTACGGAAGCGGCTGCGGATAATAAAGGGATGGCTGCAGTGATGCTGCCAGAGCTCTCAGCTTGACTTGACGCCGCACTGGTAAGCTCCGCGGCGCCACCCCCTACATCGAGCATGACAAAGATGCGGCGGCGGAGAGGCTCAACCACATAGCCGAATGGGTCAACATGCCATTTTGCAATTTCCGAAGCGCTCAGTGCCACCGGTAGTCTAGCTATATATGAGATTTCAATATCCGCGTCATCATCCGCAGTATTCGGCCACAAATGGTGGGCACCTAGCCGCGTGCGGCTGCCACTGAATGTCGTGGCTGTACCGATGTTGGATGTTGCCGCATCATCCAGGTTGCCATCTACATAAACATGACATCCGTTAGGGAATCCAACTGCTGGATCGAATGTGCCAGCCACGTGATACCAGCGCCCGGTCGTGATCGCCGTCCCCCCTTTTCTGCCCCTCGCGTTACCAACGGAGTCCAACCCGAACCATAACCCCATGACGGCGCTGCCGGATGTGGCATTATTGGACACGCAAAATGTTAGTGACCTGTCAGCATCTACCTCGCGCTGGGATACAATCACTGCTCCGCTGTTGTTAGCGCTGATCCCACTGAACGTCGTGCCCGTGAGGGTGTTGAACCTGATAACAGCCAAATAGGTCGCTGGGACGGATCCGGATATCGCGGAATCGATGTACACATGGGCGTCCGATCCGGAGGCTACTCGCCAAGCGCGACCCTCATCAGTTACTGCTGACTGGCCATTTGCCCCGTGGACAACTGGTTGCCGGCGAGCGAGATCGACAGGGGATCCAGGCCAAAACAGCAGATCCAGCTTGGGCTTTGCCCGAACCGGAAAATCCGGCTTGAAATCCCGTAGTCGGATCTTGCGGCTTGGAAGGGTGATCACCGACATTAAATAACTAAGCTCGTCTTTTTCGTGGCGCTCGCGCCGACATTTACCACGCCGATCAGCTCACCCTCACCAGCATCGGGCCAGGTTGTGCCACCATCAGACGAGTGCTGCAAATACAACTCGTAGTTGCCGGCGCTCGATCCATTTGTAATTGAAATTGACAGTTGGACGCCGTGATACCCTTCTCCCACACCGTCGTTACTGATTGACGAGCCTGAGAGATATGCGCCGGACGCAATTGTCGTGTCGGAAGCGAACGTCTGTTCGCTGTCCTCGAAATTTATCTCCCCGGAGCTGCCGGGTACCCAGCGCTTGCCTTTGACCGACACAGCTCCAGACGTGGCGCCGGTTGAATTTTTAATTTGAATGCGCCAATTGGCGGCTAAAGCAGTCACTTCAAAGCCTCCACAAGTCAGGCAAAGTAAGTCGTCGGCCGAACAGCAGTTCGGCTCGGCTCGCAGGCACTTCCGCCAATGCTTTAAGTGTGTCGCGTTCTTCGTTCGTAAGCACTCCCGACAACGCCAGGTCTTCTAATGCTAGCCGGGTTTCTGGATCCCCCAAGTTAACTCCGCCGTTAACCATGAAGTTCATCGCCCACTTGAGCCGCGCATCGCTGGCCTTGGCCGCATCAAGCTTGTCGAGGATCACGACAGCTTCGGCGGCACCGAGCAACGACATCAGCCGCCGCGCATTAACATATGTGTCTGCGACTCGAGAAAACCGGAGATCGTTGAGTACACCGAGCACGCCGTCCAAGTTGCCATTTGCAAGATACGGCGCGATCTCGGCTGACAGCGGTCCGGTTTCGATTTCAGTTTTAAGTGCCTGGTAGTCCATGACCCATACTCGTCACGCCCTCGGACAAACCTCTCAACGGAACACGCAACCCAGTTCGATCGTCAGTGTCAGACGAGACAAAAGGATTACGGCTGCGCTTCCTGGATAGCTTCGACCAAGTCCGCACGGGCGGACGCGGCTTCATCTGACAAGGCTTCCATCAGATCGAACTCGTTCTGACCTTTCTTGATAGCCTTCTCCGCAGCCTCTAGCAAGGCTGCCGACAGCCTCAGTGCAACATCCACTTTCATTTACGTGTTCCTTCCAGCAAAGTATCGGCCTGATCCAACAGCGCTTCGGCATCCGCAAGGGCTAGCTTGGCCGCGAGGGTGCCCTGCTTGTCGGACCAGGCGAGGTTGATCTTGGCGTCCGCTTTGTCGGACAGCCTCAAGATCTCTTTAGCTGTCGCCATGTTGATGCGTTTCTCTCTCACGGCCTTGGCAGCTGACCGGCGAACGACAGCCAGCCTGGTCTTCACCGGCGCCACAGCCGTCTCGAACGAGCCTGAATCCGCCAAAGTGCCAGTCAGGAAGGTGCCTTGAGTGATGGCGTCTTGAGGGATAGCGGCAAGCAGTGCCTGAGTGAGGCCGAGCGCCTCAGTGCGGCCGAATCCTGCGCAACCCGACAGCAATGCCGTGGCAGCTAAATAAGCCAACAGTAAGCGAGTCATGACGTCTCCTCAATTATCGATCTGGAACGTGAGCGCTCCGATCGCGAAGCTCGGGGCCGCGTCCCCGTTGTTTATCGTCTTCGGGGTAGTTAGTGCTGATCGAAACAAGAGGTTGCCATCTGTTGCTGCATCGAAAACGCAAAACTCGGTCACCTGACCCCAGTTCGCCGTCGGCGCCGGGAAGGTGATAGCCGCGTTATTCGACGTCGTACCACCGGTGCCGCTGGATACTGTAGTAGACCCCGCGGACTGAGTGCCTGCCCAGTTCGAAAGCGAACTGGTGACCTCAACCCGTGCGAAGCTACCTCCGGAGACCTCGGTGCCACAAGCCGCATCACTGCCGGAAGTAGTGGCCAAGGTGACATAAACAGATGCCGGAGCCGAATAGGCTTGGCCTCGCAGCAAATAGTCGACAAGTTTGTTTTCCAGGTAATCGGAAAGAGCTGCCGGGTGGCTAATCGACGAAAACGCCGCTAACCCAGTAAACAAAAGTACGTTAAGTGTCCGTCTCACGGGGGGTTCTCCTTGTGTGCGTGCTCTTTGCGCCAAATTTCATACAGGGACAGGATGAGCAAAAACGCGTCGATGGCGTTCTGCGTCCATTCGATCGAGATCTTGTGCCCCAGCAGTCCAACGAGAAACACAATCCCGATACGAGTAGATGGCTCCTGTAGCCTGGCGCGAAGTTGAGAAATCGAGTCACTCATCAAGCAAAATTAGGCCGGGGTTCTTAGCCCCGGCCCATCGGTTAAGAAGTAGTCAGCGTGGTCTTCTTGAAGGCTTCGTCGAAGATTCGGCCGTAGGCTTCGGACCAGTCGATGCGAAGCGCAGTAGCTTTACGCAGCACGAACTGCTCGATAGCCTCATACTCCGCCCCCGTGTATACCCATTTGCGAATCGCCTTGGAGGTATCCACGCCGACGATCGTATTGGCGCCGAGGATATCGGTGTCGATGTCGAAGAAGTTGACCTGCTGCGGCAACCCGATATCGGCCAAGACCGGTACGGAGTTGATCCGCTCGTCGGTGCCCTTGTTGTTAGTGACCGTCGGGCGGTTCTCGCGACCTTCAACAGCCAGATAAGCGTTCAGGTCTCCGATCACCCAATTGATGGTCTTGCGACGCCGATCCGAGCGCAGCCACTTGACCCATGCCTCCTGGGTCATCTTGCCGTTGGTGTTAATGGTACTGTCGTACGCGGTGATCAGGTCTGCGGACAGCGCCGACAAACCCCAGTCGGTGTCGCCGTCGACCAGCCTTTTGATCGCCTCGTCGATCAACGCCATCCGCTCGCCTTCAGCTTGCTGCTTCAGGATGATGTTGACCAGATCCAGTGTCACCGCTGCTTGCGCCTCGTACGAAATTTCGAGACCGATCGAGAACGTCGGCATCCGATAGCTCTTCGAGCTAAGCGTGATGCTGGTCATGTTGGGCGGCGTCGCCAACTGAGCGATCGGCTGACTACGGTCAGCACGCGGCCCGGTCGACGTGATGATCGGAATGTCCACCCGAGGCGTGTCCACCGACGTAGTTACGGCAATGAGCCGGTTCCACATGGCCGCATACGAGCTGGTGTCTTCCAGTAGAGCGCTTTCCACCAATTCCATCACGGTCGTCGCGAACAGCAGTCGACCCGTAATGGTCAGCGCCTGCGAACCGTCCGGACGGACCAGCGGGCCCATGCTGATCGAGTTGCCGTTGTACTCCAGCATCTGCTTCACGGTCGGCGGACGGATGCCGGAGGCCCGGTCTTCTCGCAAGAAGAAGCCGCTGGAGGCCAGCATTTGCTCGAACGGTGTCCCGTACTTCTCCTCGTCGGTCTTGAATTTGGTTTTGAGGTACGCCGGGAAACTCATCCCCGAGTCAACGGCCCCCCTGTAGTCCTCCAGGGTCACGTCGACTTCCTGGACTTTTCCTTCTCGGTCTCTGATTTGTGGCATCTCTGTAAGGCCTCCTTGCCCGATGAGATAAATTAAGTTCTTTCGAGCAGGACGGTGCTGCCCGCTGCTCCGGTGCCGGAGATGATCCGGACGCACCGCCAGAGATATTTCGACGGCGCACCGGTTTTCACCTTCGCTTTGCCCGCGGTGCCCAAGGCCACCGGGGTGTCGGCGACGACGTAGTCGCCCACGGCCATTGGGGTCACGCCCTGGTTGGCGCCAACTTCGGCCGTGACCCGGCCAGAGACGACGACACCTCCAAACGAAAACCCACTATTCACGGTGAACGGCTCGATCGAAGTCACAAAGCCCTCGATCTCGTCGTCGGCGACGACTGCGACATAGTTGTTGGCAGTACCCAACTTCACAGCCTTGCCGACATCCGCGTCGGCAAACTTGGTGTTGGCGTCCGGACCTAAGGCGGTGGAAAGCACCTTCTCGGTGGGCACTAACTCGGTAAAAGCAAACGTGGTCATCTGCGAACCTCCTTGTTACGCAAGAGTTATTTCTTCAGCTTAACGGCTCTGAGCTTGGCGGGGTCCGCTTCGGCTGTCGGGGATTCCTCCATGGACGGGGTCGCCGTTACGCCCCCAACCGGGAAGGTTTTGTTGAAGGTTTCCTGGACCTGAGCGCACTGTGCCAGCAAGGTGTCGGCCGGCAGCTTGGATAGATCCACGGCTATGCCACCTAAAGCGATCTGCATCTTGTTGGTGTACTGCGCCACGATCTTGCAGAGCTCAGGTTCATTGGCCTTGTAACCGGCCAGCTGAGCTTCCAGCTGCTTGTTGGCAGCCTTCAGATCGACAAGCTCGCTGGTCTTGGCGTCCAATTGGGTTTGCAGATAATTGACGAGGGGCGCCTGGTCCTGAGAAGTCTTGGGCTCGGAGTCCTCAGCCGCAGGCGTGGGGTCCGTTGCGGGGAGCTCGGTATTCGCCTCGGGGGTAGGGTCTGTACGCGTCTCGGTCGTCTCCGTTTCGCTTTCCGGCGCTTGTTCCAGAGCGGTCTTCACGTCGACGCCGGCTGCAATCGCAGCCACCGTCTTATCGGTCAATTTGCGGGATTTCTGTGCCACGGATACCTCCTTGTATCGTGAGTCAGCAGGCTTCTCGGCCTGCAATTTCTGAACGAGCTGATCGAGGGACAGGATTTCGTCCACCAGCCCAGCGTCTTTGGCGTCCTTGCCAATGAACTCCTTGCCGTCGGCCATGTGCTCCTTGACGTAGGCCGCGCTCACGCCTCGAGCGTCTGCGACGTGGTCGACAAAAATGCTGTACAGGGTGTCAAGCTGGCTCTGCATCTGCGCCTTGGCCCGGTCGGACAAGGGTTCGTACGGGTTGGCGAGCGCCTTGTAGTCCCCAGCGCGGAACACTGTGGCTTTGATGCCGTCCTGCTGCAGCGACTTCGAGATGTCCATGTGGACGGCGATAACGCCAACACTGCCGACGGCCGCGGTGTCCGAGGCGTAAACCTTGCCGGCCGAAGCGCCAAGCCAATACGCGGCGGAAGCCATCGTGCCACTGGTGTGTGCGACTACCGGCTTGACGTCGGCATTGATCAGCTTGATGAGTTGACCGAGATCGGAAACGCCGGAGGCAGAGCCTCCTCCCGAGTCGACCGTCATGAGAATGGTCTCGACGTCCGGGTGTTGAGACGCCTCGATCAAGGCATTGCGGATTTGGGTGTAAGAGGTGAGGCCAAGGAACCGGTTGTACCAGGCGTCGCTGTTGGTCAACGACCCCTTAATGGGAACGATGCCGAGGTTGCCTTGTAGGTCGAAATAGACCGGATCCGGGCTATCGTCATCAGAGTAGGCGTAAAGCCCCTTGGAAACAGCCTGAATGCGCTGGATATAGTCATCCAGCGAGGCGGAATTCCCCATCCATAGTTCGAAGCGGTGCATGTCGATCCCTGACATTGAGCTGACAATGTTATATCACTGTAGCAGGGACGATACAAGCTAGTAATTCAGATGTTACTTGGAGCTGTTCAACAGCGTTTGATAGAGCTCGTCTAGGCGCCGATGCATGGAGTTGAAACCAGACACCGTCTGCGTCTCCAGGCGGGATTCCAGCTTGGCGAGGTAAGACTCTAGTTCGGTGCGGGAGACGTATGTTCTCTGCAGCTCGGTTATCTTGGTCTCAGTGGCTTCGATCTTCTGTATGTACTTATTAACTGTCCACTTTATCGCAGCGATGGCGGAACCTGCCGCGGATAGTGCGACTGTACTAATCAGTCCTATCCAAGTTTTTATCGAAGGTTCTGTGGTGGTGAACTGATCCATCATGCAATTCTTACTCTGATTTTCTTTCTCGGTTCGCTGGACCCCGGTTCCCAGCGTTCCCACTCAACGAACCTTACACCTTGCGAGGCAAGGGCTTGTATTCCTGCCTTTCTGATGGTCGCGCTTGGAGCTTCGAGCACCCCGGACAGGATTGCGGTGTCTCCTACCCGCTGGACTGTGCAACACCAGACATAGTGGTCTCGGTTTTGTTTGCTCTTGCCAGGGGCGAAGACACGGAGAACGCCGCTATGCCACTCGATGTCACCTTTGTGCATTGTCCCGACCTCCGCTGGACTTCGGAGAGTCGCCGGTTAACGCCCGCTTAGCGGGGTCCCCGTTTGGGTTGGGAGGGGCTCCTAATCCTTGGTTTTGGTAGAAGAATGTCCCGCTCAACTTGGGCGCTCCCGGGGCTCTCATCCCGGTGCGCAACTCCTCCGCGGCCTCGTCGTCAGTCAGGAACCCGAGTGACAAGAGCTCCAACACCCTCTGCTGTTTCATTTGCTTGAAGGCTTCGAGCTCGTGCTCCGGCCGCAAATCGATTGGGTCAAATGAGACCATCACGTACCCGTCGAACCCGTAGAGCCGGACGGCTAGGGTCATCGCCCTAGATAGCACCGCAGCGACAGGGGGTTGGATTCTTGATGCGGTCTTGATGAAAAGCAGCGACTCAGTGGATGAGACGTTCTGGGACCCCCCCATCCGTTTGCCCAGAACCGAGGGAGGTGTCTTGAGTGCTGTGGACTGAACCCCGTCAAAAGTTTCGACCAACGGCCCATACTCTGACTGTCCGCCAATCTGGGAATTGAGATAGTCGGCCTCCAGCGTATCGAACAACACCAACGCCGTTTCCGGGCTCAGGTTCTCCAGTTCCTCCTTAATCTGGTCCCGCAGCGTGGTCATCCAGGTCTGCATCTTGTCCGGGTCACCTTTGTATTCCGGCGGTGCAGATTTAATGATCTGTTCAGTGATCAGTTTGACCACTAGGCGGGAATGTCCGGACCGCCGGACCACTCGGCGAACATCCTCCAGCAACTCCGTGTACTGCGGAGCCGAATTCAGTGCCGGCTCAAGAGGCGAGAACGCGTACGCGGACTCCGGATCCTGATCCAAAGCCTCATAGAAAAAGGTGGGGAAACTAAGTATGACTTCGTCAGAGCCTACTTTCTGCACTGGCACAATGTTGTAGGACGTACCACTCCGTTTGGTACCGGTCTTGAACTTAAGAGTCTTGGTTGATGTGACTCTGAATTGGTTGGGGAGGCGTTGTTCATCGAGAACCAACTCTCCCCCGCACGCGCCCGCCAGAAGGATGTCTCTCAGAAGAGAGTTTTTGATCCCTTCCAGAGACGGCCGATCGTCGAACCCTTTGGTGTAGTCCGACGTGTAATTCATCCGAGTCAGGATCGTCTTGGTCAGCATCGTGCCGTCGAAGCTGATCTGATGTTGGCTGTCGTAGGCCAGCACCTTCAACGGCGTGTTCGCCAGGCTCAAGGTAGACCAGACTGCTGTCGAGACATCTCCGTAGGCTCGAGCAAGCAGGCGCAATGCCTCTTTATCCTCGAGGGTGCGGAGATCTGTAATCGACCTGTTGAAGGCCGAAGTCAGTGTGTTGGAAATAGACGAATCGGCATCCTTTCCTGACGCCGGGGTCGCCGTCCTGACCCCTTTAATAAGGGAGTTAGGAAGCTTTATAGGGTCTACAGACCCTTTAGAAGTCCTTTTCGGAGCTGCCATTCACGAATCCTTGTGAGGTAGCTCACGTCAAAGGTTGACTTTTTGTGAGATGTCTCATACCCTGAAAGCCTGACTGGATGATCATAAGGTCTCCAAAGGGCGGGGTTCAGTCGGTCCCCCGTTGTCAGAAATACCGGAAGTGCGGGCGAGGGTGTGCTGACCCTCGTCCGTGCGTACCAGCAACATTACAGTATCTTAGTGGAGGCCGGCCTCAAGAACAAGGGCGGTTTGTCAACTATTGCTTTTTTACCGACCTCGATCTGCGTGATCGAAGGCACCGGCGCCCAGTCCCCGTAGTACTCCTCCATCATGTCCGCCGCGATCAGCAAGTAATTGGCTGCGTGAAAGTAGTGGTCGTCCCGGCTGCCTTTGACCCAGTTTTGCTCGACCTCGCCGTGGTCGTCGGTCTGATCCACCCGCTTCATCCCTTGAAAATGGTCCCGAACGGTTTCCATCTCGTCCATCATCGGAAACAGGACCTCACCACCATTCACCCGCTTGGCCACCCGGTTCAACGTCTTGGTTCGGTTGGCGTCCACCTGACGCTCTCCCTCCGTTTCCTTGGGGACGTATGCCGGCAGTTTCTTGTCGGTCAAGGTGTACATGCAGGGGTACACCAACTGGTCCGGCATCGCGTCTCGAATACTAAGAATCGTGTCGGTGTAAGGTAGGGCGTCAGATACGAAGCGGATGACGCCATACTGCTTGAGCCGCTTGATGACATGCTCCTTCAGGCCGTCGCCGTTCTCGCCTCGAAGCCGGATCTGTTCGACCCACAGGATGTGGACCTTCCGGCCGACCACCTTGCCGATCGTCAGCCACGACGTTTTACCAACGTCGAGCCCGGCAATGCAGCCGTGCAGCTTCATCGCCTCCGCCACGTCCGGAGGGATCGGCTTGATTACAGTGTTTTCCTCGACGACCTCGTCGAGGATAGAGTTACTGGCGTCGTCGTGGGACAGCCCCAGCGTGAAGTTCTTCCAGTGGCCGAACTCGTTCTTGAACTTGATCAACTTCCGCAACAAGGTCGGGGCCGTGTGGTACTCCGGCAAATCAAACGGACTTACCGCGAACCCCTCCACCAGATACCGTTCTGGGTGGGCCGCCACCCACTCCCGGTACTCCGGCCCCAAATTCTCTTTGGTAATCGGGTTGTGGCACTTTTCGCAAAGGATTTTGGCATTAGCGATCTGCCCTTTGGCTTCCAACGCCCGGACATCCAGGTAGGTGATGTCCTCCAGACTCCGGTCGAACCCTGGGATCACCCCGTGGACCAACAGATTAGGCCAAAACCAATGACCACAGCGCTTGCATTTGACTAGCCGGCGCTTCTGATCCGACTGCTCGAACGATTCCGATACCCCTATGCCTGACGCCGTCGGCGTCGAAAATTCCCGCCGAAATCCACGGAGACCGGTCTTTTCGTCGACATGCGGCGCATGCGACAAGCGGGACTCCGCGGTGATCAACGCTTCTGGGTTGCAGAAATCCCGTTCATCGACGATTACCATAGAGCAAGGGATAGAAATGATCGCCTTGCCGTAAGTCCCTCCAACATGGAGCTGACTAGTTCCGATCATTTTGAAGCTGGCCGAGTCACTTCCAGGATTCAATCTGGAATTCAAGTGTTTCGAGCCCTGGATGATCGGATCAATACGGCTCTTGACCTGACGCTGAGCCTCGTGGACGGTAGGCATGAGGAGCAGGGCAACGCTATCGGGCGTCATGTCCAGCAACCCAAGAGTCATCCGGTATTCCGCCTCCGACATACCTACCTGGGACGGCTTGATACAACAAGAGTTCGGGTGCTGGGTATTGACGATCTCGATCTGGTACTCGTGATCCTTGAAGCTAAAAGGTTTCCCGTTCAGGAAGGTCCGCTTCGTCATCCAGTCCGAAACGCGACTCAGGCTAGACGTTTCAAGGACAGCGTCGTGGATACGATCAAAGTACTCAACGACAAGAGGGTGCATCAGGCCCAAAATCCCCATAACGAGAGCAGCCTCTGCTCATCCGCGCCGCACTTCCAACAGCACAGCTCGGTAACCGGGACGCTCTCCAGCCAATTGTTTTTCCTGACCAGCCGCAGTCGGTTTACAAAGCGCAGCTCGTGCCAACAAAAAGCCTCCCTGAGCCACTTCAACATCTGATTGACCTCACAACTTCCCTGAGGCTAGCTATTTCCCACGGACCTTGCTCTCCAGGCGGTGAGCTTGCGTTTAGGTATCCACCACCTTCGACCTCAGCATTCAAATTGTCCAAAACCGTAGAAATGTCCTTGAACTCAGCCAACCACATCCGGTACGTGCAGACAGTTGTCCGGTACTGTTCCAACTTCCGCAGCTCCTCGCCGGCGACACACCACTTCAGCCATTCCCTAAAGTCTTCCCACCACGCCTTTGACATCACCGGCACCTCCAAAACGCGATAACTGCCGCAGAAAAAGAGAAACTCCAGGCCAAGGAGTCGTTCAAGGGTCCGCCGACCGACTTGGAGAGCAGCCCGAGCAGGCAAGAAAGGGCGAACCAGCACCAAAATTGGGTTTCCCTGCTAACTTTCAGTCGAGATTTCATCCACGCCACAGCTTTAACACCTTGTCGACGTACTTCTGGTTCTTAAACTTGGCTCCAACCATCGTCGGGTAACCCTGGTTGTAGGCGGAAATCACCCCATCCCACCCAAAAACTGCCAAAAATCGCTTTCTCAGCCGCTTCAGGTGCAGACAGGCGTATTTCACGCCCTCGGCCGTGCAAAGTTGGGGGAAATGCCCCCTGAAACCGTACTCACGGGCGACGGCGCCCATGATTTGAAGAGGCCCCCACGATGCTTGTTGCCCCCACCACTCGGTATTCCGGGAAGAATTGAGCTCTTTCGGCACGGAAAAGTCGGTAGGTGCGATCTCGGAAAGGATCTCCGCCGTCGTTAGCGGCCTGAACGGCGTATTTGCAGCGTTATTCCACAAGTAACGATACTTCGGCTCGGTTCTCCAGGCGAAGGGGTTGCCGCCGGACTCGACTACAGTCATGGCTCGTACCATGTCGAGCGGCAGATCGGGGCCGGCGAACCTGTCGATCGAGCTCAAAATCTCCGGGGACAATAGATCGAAGGCGCTCATCGCATCTCCCTGGCTATTGCTGCCGACAGTTTGTTGTGGGTCAGGTTGAAAACGACGTCCGGGAACAGGTTTTTGAACATCCAGTACTCGTCGTTCGGCAGGGCATAAGCCTGACCTTGGTGGTACGCCAGCTGCTTGCCGGCCATGATGGGTCTGGAGAAACCGGTGAGAACGAACTGGGAAGCGGGTCTTTCAAGCATCCCGACAGACGTCAATGTGTTCATACCGCGATGTCCTTCAGCGTGTCTACACTCCGCACAATCTCTTCGCCGGAGCGCTTGTCCACCAGCTTGTACCTGGTCGTGCCTTTCAATACGTCTCTCTTGACGACATCACGGGCGACCTTGACAGCTTGTTCGGCATCCAAGCAGGCCCGCCAGTGAATCCAGCCGGTCCGGGAACCAAGCTGCCAGTTGTCCGGTTTCTCGAAGTAAAGGTGGATTGGGTTGAAATTCATAGGTGTTACTCAAGGCTTTCCAGTCTGGCTTTCAACAAGGGAAAGAAATGTGCGTGCACCTCCGGGAACTCCTTGATGACTTCCACCGTAGCCAGCTCAACCTGCCGCAGCCGGTTGGCGTTGACGATCTCCTGGTAGACCTTGTTCAACGTGGTGATCAGCGAGGTTGCCGCAGACAACGCCTCCTTGGCATCTCGCACCGAAACTCCTTCCGCCAGTTCACCGTCCTGAATCACCCGGTCGCGCAGAATCTGCACAGCGTTAATCTGGGTCTGGATCTCCTCGAGGAGATCGAACTCAGAGCCAAAGCGAGTGACGGGAGGGGGTGTAGGGTCGTTAGGCGCGGGAAACGCAATCTGAAGACGCTGAAGTTGTTCCGGCCGCAGGAATTGTTTCCTGGTGATCAGGAAATCGATCAGCTCGTCAAGGTTGACGCCATTGGGGTTGTTTAACAGAAGCGGCCTCCAAAGGTGGTGTCGGCTCATCCGTGAGCCTGCCCGTCCATGGGCTACGTCCTGGTTTCCCTGAAACACGGTGCTGCGTGTCGTCGGATACTTAAAAAGAGGCCCGCCGAGGTTCGGCGGGCCAGGGGAAGCACCCATCGTCCCCAGGAAGGAAGGGACGGCAATAGGTTAGTGGAAGTGGAGATTTAGAAGATAGAGGGAGTTCTCACAAGGAGTGGGGATATTTGTGAGGTGACTCAGGGATTCGAGACGATTTTCACTCTTTCGGCAAGAAGGGGTGGATCTAGGAGGCTCGCCCGGCGGGATATTTCCTCTTCGACGGAGAGGTTGCGGCGAGCGGCAGCCTGGTAAACGGCTTGCTGGCAGACCTTGAGGACCTGGTACCACTGGGTTCGAGTCAGGACAGCGTCACCGACTTTGACCTTGTTGGTTTTGGTCGGCAAAGGTTGCCCTGTTTTGTGGGCCGATAAGGCGGAGGAGTAGAGAGCATCGAGCTCCTCGCGGGTGTGGCACACCCCAAGATAAGTGATCCGGCGGGTCTTCCGATCCCGGAGACGGGCTTGGTAGACGAGGCCGGTGGAGGTTTGTTTGGTGATGGTGTCTTTGACCATGTAGTAATTGTAATGGATAGGTTTCGGATTGGCAAAAATTTGTGGGGTGGGGCTATATATAGGCCCATTCTCACCCTAGTAAAAGTCATGGCCAGGGTCAATACTATTGTCACCCTGCGGGCTTGCTGAGATAGCACCCCGGCCGGGTTGCTCTTTAATAGTACGGCGCACCCCGTCGAGCTGGTTCTGACCGGCACGGGAAGGGTGCGCCTACTGAGGACAGCGTCCTTAAGGACGTGTACTTAACGAGTCCCGCTTAGGGACATGTACTTAACACTTTCGGAGATAAAACGATGAGCGAAAACAAAGACTTAAACACTGGCGCTGTTTCTGGCGAACTCATTCTGGCCGTTGACTTGGAAAAAGCCAGCTTTGACGACTTGCAAGCATTGACAGTCGATGAGGCGAAAGACTTCGCTGTTGCTGCGTACCAGAAAGCAGCTAGCTACGAAGGCAAAGCGCTTGCAGCTGTCCGTGCCCGCAGCACGGACGAAGAAAAGATCACTGTGCTGCAGGCGATCGTAGACAGTGAGCGCAACTCACCCGAAGCGCTTAGGCGTGTCCGTGAACGCGTCTTGCAATGGTGGAAACGTGGACAGTTCACCTTGTCACTGCCCGAAGGTAAAACCTTCGGTATCAGTGGCGAAGGTAAAGCGGGTGTTGTCGCTGGACGTGCAAAGCGGTTGCCTGCACCTGAAGCGAACGAAACACCTGCACAGACAGCAGAAGCGGCCGCCATTGGGGCAAGTCAACCTAACCCGGAAGAGCGGGAAAAGTCAGCGAAGGAACGGCTCGACAGCGCCAATGCCAAAATACAGGAAGTGCTTAAGGAAAACAGGCAACTTCGTGATCAGGTTGCGGCACTCGATAGCGACAAAGCCAAAATGGTTGAAGAGCTGATTGCAGCTTATCAGGAAATCGAAAACCTGAAGGCAATGAACGCCACTCTAGTGGCTGAACTGGAAAAGGCAACTCAGCCGAGACGTCGCCGCGCATAACCTGGACAGCGCCAAGGACGGCGCTGTTAAGGACATGTCCCTAACCCGCTAGGGACATGTCCTTAGCACTCAAATGGAGTCAACCATGCACGAAGATTCCCCCCATTCCCACCATGGGCGCCGCCGTGCGTTTGGCGAACGTGTGGACAGCCGCGGCCGGATTCGCCCGATCCTGGGCCAGGGATTCACTGGCTCGGAATTGGATGACCTCGCGGCAAAGACACGCTGGCTTAAGTACAGGTCCTTAACGCTTCAGGATGAATTCGGCGACGTTCGGATTGAATTCGATAAAAACACGCCGTTTCAGACCGCGATCAAGTACCGCGATCAGCACTATCCGCGGCTCAAGGTCGTCTTTTGGCAGGGCGAGACGCCCAAAGCCAAAGGTGTCACCCGTATATTCTAAGGACACCCCACACTCGGCACAAGGAATTAGTGCCTACTTTCTTCGACCGGGACAGCGTCATTGACGCTGTTTCCCTCAACCCCTGGAGAACCGCCATGATCGTCGAGTTCTTAGACGTCACAGAAGTTACCGACGCTGACTACCCGCCCGTAGGGTAGTCGGCAAGCTTGCCGCCCTACGCGCCCAGGGCGGCAATGTGGTAAACGTGGGCGCTGTACTTTCATCGGAGATCCATACAATGAGATTTGCATTTATCAGCCGTCACACTCCCACCCACGAACAGATATCCCTTGCCGCAGAGCAAGGGATCGAGCTGGTCGGCGTCGGCGACGCCGACGCATTCACCGTAAGCCCATCGTGGGTTTACGAGCGCGGCGCCTTCGAGGGCGTCGTCGTAGTCCATCCGGCCGCTGCTATGCGGCTGTCCTCCTCATTCATGGTTGGCGTCTTCGAGAACGCCAACCGAGCCCCGGAAGGGGCTCCGCCTCAGTTCGAGGCGAAAGCCCTACACATCTTCGACATGCGGGACTAGTTCCCGCTCCCCGAGTACGCCTGTACTCGGGGCCTTTTAGCCCTACAGCGTCAGCCGTATGAATGCTGACGCTGTCCTACCTTTGGAGAATCCCTATGTTGTACCGAGTCTACTGGGGCTGGGATGCCTTTTGCGACCAAGGATCATTCCTCGTTCAGCACGACGGGGAACTGACCGGCAAGGATGCTGCTCGTTACACACTCGAAAACGCCCCGCAAGGGGCGGAGTGGGTGACTTGGGAGATGCTGCCTGCCCCTATGCCCCGCCGGTGTGAGTGCCCCGACGGCGGGGACCGCACACGCCACGGCGACTGCGGCTATTGCGGGGGAGCCGTCGCTCATTAAGGACAGCCGTCCTTAAGGATGCGAACCCATCGACGCTGTCTTGACAGCGTCAGTCATAAGAATACTGTCCTTGGAGAAACCTGAAATGCCCACACATTTCTGCCAATGGGTGGACCTCCTTGCCTCCAAGGCAAGCGAGGAAACCATCCTCGCTCAATTGGTGGCTTTGGCCATTCTCGCCGAGCACGGCGAGAACGACGGTACGCGTGCGGCAGCGCAGCACGCCGTCGAAGTGTTAAAGAAGGAATTGGCTAGCCGCTACGCGGCCGACCGTAAGGATGAACAGCGTCAGTGACGCTGTAACACCTTAGGGACAGTTGTCCTTAAGCGTGTCTTTTCCGGTTTGGGGCACGTAAAACTGCAAACCGAATACACATGTGTATTGCACAGCGTCGCTGACGCTGTATGGATGCAAGCCGGCTGATCGCCGGCTTTTTTCATGCCTTAAGGACGGCTGTCCTTGAGGTTGTCATTACCCTTTGGAGATGTGTCATGCCTGAAGAATTTATCAAGAATGTCACCCGCTTCGCCGACACAGCAAGTGAGCAACAAATCCGAGCACGTCTGCTCGAACTGGAGATCCTCAGAGATCGTTTGAATCCGGGTAATGTAAGGCTAGATTGTAATCTAGCCATACGGATCTTGAAGCGGGAGCTGGCAGCTCGCAAGGACGTAGACAACGCTGTCGGGAGGTTATTCGCATGAGTAATGAGGGGCTTTGTCAGGATACGAAGGTGTTGACGGTGACGCTGTCGATGTTGGTACGGCAGCTGTCAAAGATGACGCCAGGCGTGGAGAGGGATTTATTGGCCGCGGAAATGTCGGAAGTCAAGGCGGAGTTGGTGGCCCGGCAGCAAGAGAGGCAATTATGCGTCGGTATGAAGTAAGGGTCGGCGTGGAGCTGCAAGAAGAGGTGGTGTTGCTGGGGAGGGTGGTTGAGGGGTGGGATGTCGCTGTGTCCCAGGCAAGGAAGCTTGGGGAGAAGTTTGCAATCGTGTTTATCCAGGAACAAGGCGAGTCAGGAATGGGTTGGGTGGTCCAGCAAGGAGAGGTATGGACTTGGCAAGAGTGGTCTAACCCTTTGATTCTAAACGTAAATCATAAGGATGCAAAGAACATGCCTTCTAATGTATAGATTATTGAAGTATTGTTAGTTTTTTTATTTTGAGGAGCAAAGTCGAAAAATTCATTGGGCGTAAATCGCGCCTGCTGGTTCGCTGCTGCGAGCGAAAGTTGTTTTAGGAAGCGCATTAGCATTTTCTAATATCGAAAAAGACTTAAAACCTTGCTTTACGCTGCACAGCGTCAAAGTCTCCCAGGTATACCATTGATTTTCCTCAACACCGCGTCAAAACGCTGGCAGCAATACTAACGACCCCGTAGCTATACTTTTTGTACATCGCCGCCCAAAAATCTAAAATTTCTGGCCAACTGCGTTGTACATAAGTTATACATGCTTTTTGCGCGCATGTATTGACAAATAAACCCGGCTATGATCTCAGTTATTGAACGAGCGTTTCTGTTGCAAGTACACACAGATTGGCATGGACAGAATCATACCCGACTCTCTTGTACATACGGGTTATGGCAGAATGATTTTGTTGCGCGGACGCAAAATCAAACTTAAACTAACAATATCAAACTAAATCTACGCCATTTTGCGTAGAACTCCTGCCTTATTTAGTTTTTACAGGTGATGGTATGCCAAAGATCGGCGACACTAAGAATGGGTACAAAGTCATTGGGACATCTCACGGACCCGAGGGAAGAAGAGGGAAACACTGGCTTGCTATGTGTAATTCCTGTGAGGGATTACGCTCGATTTCCACATCCTTGTGGAACCAAGGACGGTTCCGCTGTCGCTGTCATACGGACTACGGGCAGCCTAGGGATCGCCGGACTCGTAAGTCCGTGCTGACGTTCACTATTCGAGGTATTACTTGGCCTATTGACGAGTGGGTCCAGAAGTACAACCTGTCGATTACGTCGATTTACAGCCGAAACAACCGGCGTACTCGGTTTGGTTTGGACCTGTCGGACGAATGGGTGGTCTTTGGTCGGGCGGGAATGCCCGTCTTTGAGGTTCGAGAGACAGCGGAAGCGACACTGCTGAGGAGTCTAGTCACGGAAGCCGAAAGCATCATTGCCGAAAAGTTAACCATACACTTACAAAACGCGGCCAAAGAGATCATGAAATCCACGCTGGACCATTTCATAATCCCTTACCTTGCCACCTTGCGAGCAGGCCAGCCGCCGCAGAACTTCACGGAACATACGGAAGACTTGTCCGCCCTCGCCAGCAAGATCCAGCCCGTCGACCTGACCGACGAAGAGATCGAAGCGGAGCGATTGAGCCTTCTTGCAGAGGAACCCTGAACAACGTCAACCCACACATCAAGGTGAAATCAATGACCAAACGAGATCGACTCGAGTTCACGCTTTACGTCAAAACCTGTACGGATGCCCAAGTCCGCGGCGTTTACGAGAAGGAATCCGCCGCCGGCCGCAAGGCTTACGCACAGCTGGCATTGCTGGAAGCAGCACGGCGAGGTATTGAGATCGACGAACGGCCACCCCGAAGGACACGCTAACGGGGCACAATAATGAGCATCGATAAGCAGAACGAAAACAAAATCGCCCTTGAAGCTGTTCAAGCAGCTCGTCGGTATTATCAATGTCCCGGTCAAGAGCAAAGCGCCGACGAAAACCCATATAAAACAGAGCCCGAGAGATCGATTTGGTGGAAATGGTTCGACCTCGAATATCAGCGGCTCTCCGAACATGACGTTTAATTCAGGATTCATTGATTAAGTACACGTCCTCAATCCCTTGTCCTTATGGACGTTTATGTCCTACCTTTGGAGAGGTAAAGATGTTTGACAAGATATTCGACGCCAACGAGTTGCCGAAGAGGCGCTTCCGAGCAAAGCAAACCTACATGAAAGACCCGCGATACGGCACCATGGATGACGCGATCCGTTATCTGAAAGACGAGCTGGCTCACGAGCTGGCTCACCTGATCCTTGCCGACGACGAGCCGATAACCGTGAAAATGGCGGGTAGCCTCATCGAACTGGACGGAGACATCTTCATCCTGACCGAGCAGGAACTCAGATCCTTGTTGGAGCAGCAGTTCCTGAAGGGTCAGAAGAACGCATTAAGCGGGTTCCAGCCTTGACCTGGAAAGTTTAAGGACAAGTACTTAAGGATGCGGCCAAGGACGGCCGACAAGGATGTACAACCTCAACCCTTTGGAGATCATATGACATCAACAATCACCTTAACCCTTTACCTCTCGATCGCCCTAGCCCTGGCCCCCGCTTGCGGAGGCGACCTGACGCCCATGGCCGTGTGGGTCTTCGGAGTGCCGGCGGCCGACATCTACGGCCGGAAGAAGCACGGTGTCCCCAGTCAGGGCTGGTTTGGGCAAGGTGTTTACCGGGTAGTCAGCCACCAGATTGGATATTTCGTATCGAAACGGTGGTGTAGCTCACACGGCTAGCCAAACCTTGTGAACTGACCCCATAGCCGGCTCAACGCCGGCTTTTTTATTATGTGTTCCGCGACCTCGCCGGTATTTTTAATCCTAGCTGGATGTATTACGCCCGGACGGGGTCGCCCTAATTGGAGAACGAGAAGACACGGACTTTGTAGGGATATTACCGATTTCACAATAAGGCAGACCTGGCCGCCCTGTAGGGATGCCGGCAGTATGCGCTCCTAGTCCAGTGGGAGTCTGCCGAATAGATTGGGCGCCGAATTGCTGTAACTCCATCGAAGTGGAGTTGTCTCGGACGCCGGTTCAATTCCGGCCTGGTCCACCAAAAGAAGGTTCGACTCCTACTGCACGCTCTAACAGCCTTCTTCTGATGGGCCAGCCAGGTTTCGACGGGGCAGCAAAGCAGAGATGGCAGCACGAAAGGCGACGGGCGTTAACCGCGCAAAACCACAAAGGCAAACGATGATACGTATGCCCCGCTGAAGGCAGCCGCCTAAAGCCGAGCCTGCCCGGCGCTTGAGAACAGAAGCCGGGCAACCGAATCGCAGTCGTTGGCGACAACAGCCCGCCGGAGCTTATCCGGTAACAGACACGATCCGGGGAGCTGCGACCTAGCCATTATTGGTTGGATGGTAATGCTTTGATTGCTACTTGGGACTGCGTCCGGACATGGGAATTCGCGCACCCAAGATGCACAAACCCTGCAGCCCGCAAGCATTAGGGGGAAATCAAGGTACAACCAAACGGGAGCTGTAAGCCGTACAAGTCCAGCAACAAGAGCCCGCCGGAGCTTATCCGGCAAGCCATCGGCCGTGTTCTCACCACGGCCGATGTCCTTCAATCCTTAAGGACATGTACTTACCCTTTGGAGACCTCCTATGAAAAGACCGTCGAGATTCTGGCGAGGGTTCATCGTCGGGAGCTTGTGTTTTTCATTGCCGCTGTCGGCGGCGATCACGACCGTCACAATCGCCCCCTCAACTCCGGACTCCACCGGTGTTACGGATCTGGGCAACGCAGCCGATTTGGTAGAACCGATCAGGGAGCCGGAATACAGGCCGCTTCAACTCCGCTACGGCTGCAAATGGGGCAATCCTGGCAGCCACCCATTCACGGGGGATATCTACTCCGCCTTGCGGACCCTCGGCGTAGACACGGACTCCGCCAAGGTTTTGACCGACCGGATCAAGCGTAAGGATTCCGATGACGAGGCGGTGTTCAGCAATGCAGGCGTCAGAGACACCCACCATTGGTATGTTCCCACCTATTCGATGGCGTTCGGCAACAGCATGTGTTACGGAACCCGAACCAATTTCAAGGACTTGCATTACGAGCGAGCCGAGGTGTACTGGCTGGGCGAGTACATCATCGCCGTACCTCGGGTGTGCGGGAACATCACCCGGCTACAGGTGAGGGAGGCGGCGCCGGACAGAGAGACCCGTGAACTGCCGGAGCCGTCCACTACAACCCTCATCCTTGCAGGCCTGATTACCCTTTGGAGGGCTAAAAATGAAGATTGAGGCTAAGGACCTCATGCCTGGTGATTGGATTGGTCATCGAGGCCCCAAACACAACGAGCGGGTCGTCCGGGTGGTGAGAACCCAAGATGGACTGCTCAAGGTGTATACGGATTACGGTAATGGTGGCGAGCCGGCCATGGCGTTATACGGACCTACCGAGGAATTAAAAATCCTGCGCAACCCTTTGGAGACTGAAAACGTGAACAGAATTCCTTTTAATTTGGAGGCTTTCAAGGCCGGCCAGCTGGCCGTGGACACTGACGGCAGCGAGCATAAATTCGTTGCCTATGTTACGGAAGCGCGTCCAGCATTCCGCGTAGTGACGATTAACCTCAATACCGGGGGAGTTCACGCACTCTCTGCGCAAGGCTACGGCTGTCTCGGTGAACCTTTTCTTTACATGAAACCGAAGATCAGGAAGGTTCACTACGCCTTGTATCGGGACAAGATGGGATATGTGTTCACGACTGGTATTTTCGAAAGCAAAGAGAGCATGGAGCATGAGCTAAGCCAGGTAGCCTATGAAGTCCTTGCAATGCATTGCACGGAGGTGCTGGATGAAAAGTAGAAGCCCGTTGCTTGCTCTGGGGCTTCTTGCCACGCTGCGGCCCGGCCTACTGGATCTGGCTCTCCCGCAGCCTCAGCCTCGTGCGCTACCTAAGAAGCAGGACCCCGAGGCTGACAAACGTGCCCTGGCCGTGGCCGAGGAGCGACGCAAGGCGAAGAAGGCAAGACGGCTGAAGAGGGCCCCGAGGCTATGCGAGACATAACAATCAAGTTAGTGATCTGGGCGGGCTTCATAGAGGAGTACTAATGCTTGAAACAATCCATATTCTCTCCCAAGTTGTCATCACCCTGACATGTGTCGTGACGTCAGGCGTGTTGGCCCACCGCGGGAGCCCTGATTGGGGTTGGTTTTTGTTAGCCGCGGCGATCTTTGGTATCCCCAAACTCTAACCACGGAGAAACTTATGTCAGAAGAACACTGCAGCGAATGCGGTAGATGGACTCAGGAAGGTCTGCGGAAATTGGCAGAAAAGGCAAGAGAACGTCCGGTTTACGGCACGGATTTCCGTAAACCCCTGAGCCAGATTATCGAGGACATTAGCGACCAGCTTGTTATGATGCGGGGTCGACTTTACGACATTTCCAGCGCTTACCCTAGCTGGAAAGAGAAAACGGACCCGGTCGAAGGGCTGCTGACTTGTGGATTGATAGCGCTTCACTATGTGGCGGAAAAGATGAGGGCCAGCGAAAGCAAGCAGGAATCTGACCCTTTTGAAGACACCCAAGCTGGTGGCCGGTAGCACCTGTTGAGTTAACCGTCTGGTCCGCGTTAAGGACCTGTACTTAAACCCTTTGGAGCAAACCATGTCGAGAACGATTGAATTCCACGTCGACCCCACCGACCTCCAGAACACTGAGGCCGAACTCTACAGGCTGTACGGCGCCGACGGCATACTCAAGATGCAGCAGGCGATCGGCCGGCTTGCCACTTTCTGCCCGGACGCCTACGACAGGGTCTCCATTTACTTCAACAAACGGCAGATGGAGTTCGTCGCCGGTTACACCAGCACCCAATCCGTCCACCGATTCACCTTGGGCGCCGTCTACCGCGGCAGCCTGCCGGGCGAAGATGAGCTTAAGCCCTGCGAGTGGAGCTTTCACTCATGATCAAACGGTTAAGGAACCTTTGGCTGCGCACCGTTTGCGCAGTCAACAAGCATCGGCCGTAGGGTCACAGCCTGGTCCCACCGACCCAAGGACATAAAGATCAGTAAACAACCCTTTGGAGGGTAACCATGAAGCCTCTTGATCTTGAAGCAGCCCTAGCCGGCGCCCCGGTACAAACCCGAAACGGTGACCCGGCTCGGATCCTTTGCTTTGACCGAGCGACAACCCGATACCCGATAGTAGCCCTCGTCCTTAATCCCGTGGACGGGGACGAGGGTATATATACTTACACTCCCGAAGGGAGATACCTCACAAATAGAAAATCGAACCATGACCTCGTCATGGCCCCCGTCAAGAAGCGGGGGTGGATCAACATATATAAAGCCGCTAGTGAACTGAACCCGTTTGCCGGAGCTGTATACCCCACTGAGGAAGATGCCTTAGCCGAGGTAGATGTTGGCCATGTCGCCACGGTCCCGGTCGAGTGGGAGGAGTAATCCGATGTCCAAACCCGTAACCATGAAGCGATCAAACCTCAAGGCCGCACTGCGTCTAGCTATTGAGAAGCAGACTGAGTTTGAGCGAGATCACCTAGGGTACACCACCTACAGCGCCCTCCTCATCGGCTGGCGGCAGGTCTACATGGCGCTGTGCCAGGGTGAAAGCGTCAGGATCGAGGAGGAATAAGACATGAAACACAGAGTCTGCGACCTTGAAGGTGTTTACCTAGATCTGGCTGTCGCTCTGTGGGAAGGGTGGGCCGTTGAAGGGCGTGTCCTTAAAGCAGGTAACTTGTACCTACCAGCCCCGTTCCGATACTCCACAGAGTGGATGTTCGGTGGACCGATCATCGAGCAGCAAGGCATCGCAATCGTCCGTATTCGCGAAGCTGCCAAGATGTCTAAGAACACTTGGGGCGAAGCTGAGTGGCGAGCGTTTCCGAGTGACTCTTGGGTTTGCGTGCAAAGTGGTTCTACACCCCTCATTGCCGCCATGCGCTGCTTCGTCGCCAGCAAATACGGCGACGAGATCGATCTGCCGGAGCTGCCGTCATGATAACCAAACGGCGTTCGCCTAATGGTATCTACTACCTGAAGTACAAGGGGGGTGGAAGTTGGAGTGGTCATACCGGTAGCTAGAGGGGTTTCCCTTAAGCTAAACGGGATTTACTGGAAGCCATCGGGAGAGCCCAGCCAGAAGGGAGGGACGACGATGATCCACTTTCCCACACTCGAAGATGCTATCGAGCACGCCTCAATGGTATTGCAGGATTTGCTCACATAAACCACCTTTGGGAACCGAATCGATGAAAACTTTCTTTATCAGCTGGTACGACGGCATCTGCCGACACGCCCACGCCAAGGGCCTTAAGTCTGCCAAGCAGGAGCTGGTTGAGTGCGCCGCTGCCCGCAACGGTGGCGGGTCTTTACTGGACATAAACCTACGAGTGGTGTGCCACACAGAATACCGTGACGGGCAGTTCGTGTTGATCAACACCGGAGGAGTGAGATGAATCACCTCACCACCGACGAACTCATCACCCTTGCCCTGGACGCCCACGACAACCCGCTCGCTAAACTGTTGGCCGAGCGAATCGAGGCATGGCTCGATGAGGAGCAGGAAACCCTTGGTGAGCTCAAGGAAGACCTTAGCACGGCTGAGAACACCATCAGAAGTATGGATGGTTGTATCTTCCGGCTGAGAAACAAGTTGTTCCCGACCAGCCACAGATACCTTGATGCCTTGCAGGGTACCTTGGTCACCGACAGCAGCACCCTCGACGAACTCCGGAACCAATACGCCCCTGACATGGGGAGCCTTGCCGGAGCAATCGTGGTCACTACGGATGGCGAGTACGACGAGATCTGGGTCACCGAAGGCGCCGCACCGTATGACTTGTGCACCCTTTATAGGAGGGTGTGGTGATTTCAAGGTATTTCAGAGTCGACGCGGGTCGACTAGGAGACTTGCAAGAAGTAGTCAAAGCCGCGAATGTCCGGTTCCTTAGTAAACCTCTTGTCTACAGGGATTCTGCTTGGGTCGCAGTTGGCGGTGACCTGGACGAGATGCTGGAGTTCGATTATTTGTGGCGACGGATGACGACCCCGATCCGGGAGGCTATGCGTAAGGTGCCTTGGTGGAAGAGGCTGTGGCGGAGGTTATGGTGAGGAAAACCTCCCAGGGCATCGTCGACGAAATCCGGCAAACCACCAACCCGGTCACCCGTTGGCATTCGAGATGTGCCTGATGGATCGGATCGACCGGTGTGATTTTTCTTAACCTTTGGAGACACAGGAATGCTAATCAGCGAACCACGCGCGTTATCCCTCGACCCTATCTTGTACGCACTGGCTGAGGGAAAACCTGGACAGGAGCTACGACCAGGCGTGTACGAGATACACCACTTCGGCGGAAGCCACTTTTTACGCGACTACGACAGCTGGCCCGAAACTACGGTCGGCCCTTACGGCGTCTGCGACAACCTGGATAACCTCCTCGAGAAATGTCCCGAGTTGGAGAATAGCGACAGACAGTTTGTCGTTACGCTTACCCGTATCCGCAAGGACGACCAACCACCGGAAGGCGGCTGGCGCTGGCACAAGTGGGGCGAGTATATCGGCAGTCAGGATCCGCAGTGTGAGTACCTTTACGATGAGCCTGAGATAGATGAAGCGCTCTGTTTCCACATTTACGAGAAGGTGTGACTTTATGGCTACTACCCTCACCGTAAAGATCGATCTCGACAACGAGCTCGACGAAGAACGTATCACAGCCGACGATCTCGTTGACCTACTTTGTAGTGACAGCATATGGGCTGCCCAGTCGTTGTCCAACGATCGTAAAAAACAGTTGCGAAAGCTTGTAGATATGTTTGAACAACACTAGACCAACCCTTTGGAGACGAATATGCACCCAATAGAACTTTCTTTACCAAAGATTAAAGAAGCAGTGAGCAGCCTGCCGCCGGGCGGACGCCTTGTCATAGCGCAGCGTAAAGGCGTTGCGGACGTAGCCATGAATCGCCTTGTGATTCTAAGGACCTTGAACCTCACAGGGAGCGGGATACACAAGGTCGCTATAGTCATCCACGAGGACAGGATCGACTGGGAAGAGTACAGCGTCTTCGTACAACAGTACGACATCATCAAGGATGTCGAGTCTCTGACCGTAGCCTAGAGGACTGCAATGGTTTGGAGACCCAATCTAACCTATCGGGAAGAGACTCAACTCCTTGCCCGGAAGCGGGCTGAAGAAATCAAAGACCAGTTCTTAGCAGAGGTCAAGCGCCTGCTTGATTCGGGCGCAATCGATCCAGACAACCACAGCCGAGGCCTCCTGTTCGGCGTGGCCCTGGAGAATCTGGCGGACGACTTTATACGAGGTGAGAGAATCTCCCGCGAATACAAGAACCTTCGACGCTTTTGATCCGGCGCCCAGCACAGGCGCCTTCAACCCTTTGGAGACAATATGAAATCAGCAATCGTATCCACCATTCACGCACCCACCCCTGAAAACCCTATCCGCCTCGAGATCGTACTCGAGAATCCGGACGACGTCCGCGCTCTGTGGCACCGGTTGAATTTCACTCCCCAGAAGTTTGCGGAGCTGGCCGAGAACACCGACGTCGTGGCGTACCCCGCGGATAACGACCACACCGTTCAGATCTGGTCTGACGTTGACTCGATCGCCGAGAAGATCGGCGTGCATCCCGGATGGGTGGAGCCGGAGTGGCCGCCGAAGAAGCACGGCAACGAGAACGCCACGTAGTCGGCTAGCGGCGCCCAGCACAAGCAGTCTAACCCTTTGGAGAAATTGCATGTCAGCATTCATCGTCTCAGACGCAACCATGTGTCGCGTCCTGCAAGACATCGTTCAGGCTAAGAACTGGAAAGCTTTCACCCTTGCCGAGGTTTTTGTTCCGACCGACTCCGTTACGCAGCAAGAAGAAGCCTTAACCGAACTCGGCAAGCGGTTGTTCGCCATGAACTCCGAGGCCGTGGACCAGCGCTACGGCCGAGGGACAGTGGAATCCGACGGAATTCCTCTGGATGACTTCAAGTTCGAATTCATTTCTTTACTTCACGACCCATCGCCAACCCTAAAGACGGACTGGTACAAGGCCATGGACTGTTTATTGTATCAGTGCGCGGAAGGAGATGTGCCGCGGTGCCGGACGTACAAGGAGCTGATGGAGATTCGGCGAGACCTCGCCGAAGGCATCATAAGGGATCTCGACATGTGGAAACACGCGCCCTGGGATACAGCATGACCTTCGACTACAAAGGCCAAACCTACGACCTCCTCACCAAGCGTGGGGAGGTGACCGGGCAAGAGCTCTTCAAACATCCGGACGGCTGGCATTGGATGTCGACGCCGGAGAAGGCGGTGCAGAGCTATCTTGCGGAACAACGAGCTAGAACGAAGAGAACAACATGAAACTGTTAAGAGTAACCGGACCTAATGGCGTTGAGGTCTACAGCCTCGACCAGTACACCATCGAGTCCGCCAAGTCGGACTACCTGGACAGGCACGGCTACGTGCCCGATGACAACACCCAATCACTGACTGCGGACTCCCTGTCTGGGGGAGAGTTGGTGTATTGGGTACGACATGGGGAGTTGCCGGCATGAAGAAGAAAGTCAGAGTCATCACCGAACGGGAATACGAGATTGATATTCCCGACCACCTCCTGACGCCTGAGTATAGGGCGGAGTTTGAGTCTTACATGTTCAAGCTGGACAGCCATCCGGACGCCTTGTTCGAGTACGTGGCGCAGCAGCTAGCCTGCCACTGCCCACCCACGAGTTTGTATATCGAAGGGCTCGGATATGCCGCTTGGACGGAGACTTGCGTTCAGGGTGAGCAAGGTAAGGATGCGCCCATTAAATACGAGGAGTGGGAGGAAGACGTCGAAACCGAGATTATTAAGTAGGTTGGGCGCCGCCAGCACGCGGCGCCAAGGACATGTACTTAACCCTTTGGAGGTCAACCCATGATCGCAACCAACCTTTGGTTCCGTACTGACGGAACCGGCTACTGGTCCACCAAGCAAACAACCGTTCACATCACGGGCCTGGAACTCGACGTGTACAAAGAGGACGGGGAGTTCATCGCCGCCGAGCTGCGCCTGTTCTTTGACCCAACCACCTGGGACACAGCCACCGACGGCCTCATCCACACCGATCCAGAATTCCTCAAAGAAGTCCTACAGCACTTCGAAGAGCAAGGAATACCTTGCAAAGGTTGGCTAGGCTACTCGGAGATGGGCATGCAGGGCGACGATTACGTTTCCATGGACGCCAGTGAATCTTTCGCCAACGACTTCCAGGCTTGGGAGACAGCACTCGAGGTCAATCATGCGGGAAATTAAAACCTTCGACGAAGCCTTCTACCGGCGCGAATACTGCTGGGCAGTCAGGAATCACGAGTGTGTCAACGGCGTTTACTTCACCTCTAAGTTAGCCAGTCGGGCCGGCGCCGACTTCACCCTTTTCTGGGAACCCCACCACACCAAGGACGACATCGAAGAAGCCGTTCGCAAGTTGCGAGGATTACGTGACGTGGTGAGCGTGTACTACGTCCTTTGGAACCCGGAACCCTGTCCCGCTCAATGATCCCTTTGGAGACAACCATGGCCGCCACAGCCAAACTGTACCAATTCAAACGCGCCCCCAAGCGCATCGAACTCTTCGGCGACAAGGCCAAAAAGCCCGAGTCAGCGGAGCACATCATCGAATTCCCGGGGGGCGCGATCGAGGTCGCCCGTACCAGCGACGGTAACTACTGGGCGCACATCATCATCAATCGCGCCTGGGCCAACAGCGACCAGGAGGGCCTTCACGGCGCCATCGGCGAAGTCATCGGCAGCCGGATCGCTGACGACAAAGGTATCCGCGATATCGAGAACACCCGAGAGATCGCGCAGATCGCGGTGCTTATCAGGCCGCACAGATAACTCTTGGAGGGTGAAGATGCCGGAACTTCCTGAACTTCCTGACCCCGTAGTCCTTGATTGCGCCCGCCACTTGGCCGACGACCTTACGCCGGAGGAACGCCTCCGCCGACAGCAGGCCGAGAGGGAAGAGAAGCTTAAGGACCTGACCTTAGACAAGTCCATCGAGGAGGCAGCGTGAAGACACCAACCCGAGTAACGATCGACATCACAGCGGAAGGCTGGACCACATCCGTATTCCACGAAGACGAGCTTCTGACAACCCGTCGGATGATTATGGAGTCAGCGGGACTATCCAGATCCGACAGGAAAGAAGACATCTATGACGATCTTCCTAACAACCCTTGCTTAGCGGAAGGAATCGACTGTAGCGACCCGTTCGACATCGCTGGTGAACTATGGCGCCTGAGAGAAGGCGAAAGCGAGGACCAATGACAAACCTCAACAAACCCGAGGAGATCGCCGACCAGCTCGGCGCTCTCCTAACCAAAGAAACCAAGGACCTGGCTAAGAGTCCCGCGGACGAGATCCTCCTGAAGCTGTCGATCCTTTGCAACCTGCAGGCCAAGCTCTACTTGCACTTGCAGCGCTTGAGAGGTCGCCCGGACAACCTACAGGACTGGATCAGCTTCGCGAACATGCTGCTCGACATGACGCGGAGTCATGTCGACGGATTTGAGTCCGTTACGGTTCACTAACCCTTTGGAGAACACATGGTTGCAAGACTGAAGGCTGAGACGAAGGTTAACTTTCGGGAATATGGGGAGCTTACCCTGCCGGCGGGGCTTTTATGCTCCAAGATCACCGAAGGAGGAACGGCCGGGTGTTATTTCTTGAGGTCTCTTCCGAAAGAGATCTTCCCGCCCGACTCCCTTATCTGGTTCGACGCTTATCACTACGGCGTAGTGATCCCGCCGGAGTTTATTGAGGACTCACCGTAAGGAAAGAACAACGATCGAGATCAAGGACGGACATGCCTACATCTACAACAACCCGATCCCGGACAAGGCGACGTCAGTGTCGATTGTCCTGGTGTCGGGGCTGGACTACTACCGGAACGAGTTTTACTTACGCAAAGTTTGGGAGACCCCGAATGGCTAGGCTGGATGTCAGGATTTTCGACAGGTTTTACAACACCCGGACTCGTAGGATTGAGTTCCTCAAGAGATCCGCCTCGTATCCCGAAGGAGGCGGTTACGATTCCGTGGCTTCCTTGCAAAAGGAGCTAACCCGGCGTTGGGGCAATGGCCCCAGAGTACTGTACATCGGGCGGATCAAGGACGGCGTTGTCGTTAAGGAGGGGAATCCTGGCGTGATTGCGCTGAGGGTGAAGTATGTGCGTCTGAAAGAAGTTTAGGAGCATCCAATGTTTAACCCACCTACCCAACTTCAGATTTTCTATCTAGAGCAGAGGAAGATCGCTGAACTTAATCTGGCCTTCCTCGACATGGTGAAGAACGGATTAACCCGGCGAGAGTTGAGGCTTCTGATCGAGAAGCGGCCGGAGAAGTACGAACGTTTTTCAGACTGGCTGGATGTGTTGCCAGAAGGGGAAAAGCATGGCTAACACCAACTGCCTAGAAGGCATGGCCTGCCCCAAGTGCGGGAGCGAAGGCCCGTTCAAGATCGAGTGCAAGACGTACTTCGAAGTTTACGATAGCGGCACCGGTGATCACGAAGACGTGGTCTGGGACGAGGACTCCCTGATCGAGTGCATGGAATGTCACCACGACGGGACCGTATTTGATTTCAGAATGGGAGAAGACGATGAGTGACAAGGTTTATCTGTTGGTTCAAGAAGGTGGGACTTCCAGCGAGCTCTACGTCCACGCTTGGGACACGCTAGAGGCCGCCGAGCAGGATCGAATCGACTGCGCAGCGGACGCCTACCGGACTTCGGAGATCGTGGAGGCACCGGCCAGCCTGGTGGACCATCCGGACTTTTACTCTGTGGTCGAGGAGCTGCTCCGAGCTTCTTGCGACCTCGAGTGTGTTGAGTATGCCGAGGAAGACGACCTTAACGAGGAGGAAGACGATGAGTCATGAATACCTGTTCGACCTGATCCTCTCTTGCTCGATGCGGGTCCGCGCCGATAGCGTCGAGGAGGGTAAGCGCAAGTTGGCCGAACTCTTCAATTGCGCGGACGCGAATTTCGGGATGCTGGATGACCAGCCGGCTACGGCTGAGGTATCCCTGGACTACAACCCATACGAAGGACAGGAGCCTATCGATGCGATCAAGTTGGCCGCGGTCGACGACGAGCCGGCGGACGAGAAAGAGCGAAAGTTTCTGAACTACTACAAGTGCCCCAAGTGTGGCTTCGAATGGCCGGATGTTTGGACCGCCATGTGCGACGACGACTGCTTGAACTGCGGCTGCCGGCATGTTCAACCCTACAAGAGTGAGGACCTTTAGATGCAAATCCTACTGACAATCCCTGACGACTACCAACCCGAGAACTCCGACATCCCGGAGGAGAATAACCCCTTCAGCAGGGTGCAAGCGGCGCTCGAACACTTCGAGATTCCAAGCTGGATGTTTTTGGTTTCGGAAAGCGCGGAGATATCCGCACAGCTAGCAAAGGAATCGACAAGGATGCTCAACCTCCTGCGCCGACAACACAAGGCCGACGCCACCCTCTACGCCTTGCTGGCTCCGGAGTGCTACGACAAAACCACTTACGAAGCCGCGCTCGACGAGCACGACAAGGTGCATATCGAGATCGGTGAGCTGTTGAAGGAGATCGACAATGACTGAGGTCGTGATCGGCGGTAAATACCGATTTGCCTACCCAGTTCGCAAAAGTCTTAACGGTATGGTCGACATTTACGACGAGAACGACGATATCGTCGCTACTGTTCACGACCACCTCGAAGCGGTAGACGAGATGGCCCTCGCCCGCCTGTTCGCCGCGGCGCCGAGGATGCTGGAACTCTTGCGGCGGCTGGATAACGCTGTCACGCATCTTCGTGACCTGCCTTACTTTTGCACGCATCGGGAATCCGTACTAGCGGTCGAAGCCCGCGACAAGGCACACGCGGAGATCAGCGACTTCCTGAAGGAGATTGACGATGATCCCTCCTAACCTCAAAGAAACCCACTTCAAAGGCGACCACGACTTCGCCGCGTGGCTCCGTTCCAAGGGATGGACCGGCGAGTACCAGCACGAGGGAACGAACCCGGACGGCCTGGGAGTCACCACCTACTTGTCTAAAGGACACGTCCTTTGCAAGACGCTGGTGGATAACCGGACCTGCACTTATCGAGTGTTTGCATAAACCCTAAGGAGACAACGTATGAGCAAACCCATAGATGGCCCATACCAACTTCTCCAGCCCGGCGAAGGGGAGAACGATAGCGACAACCTAGAGATCCATGACCCTTACGGTCGCATAGCCACTGTCTACGGAGAGGTTAACGAGCCGGAAATCCAAGCGACGGGCAGACTGCTTGCAGCGGCGCCCGAGATGCTGAGACTGTTGCGGCAGATGCGAGCAGCAGAGGAAGCGGCGATGGCAGAAATCATCACTGACTACAGACAAGTCCTCGAGAACATGGAGAAAGCTCGAGCCGTAATCCGTGAGTTTCTGAAGGAGCTCGACAGTGACCCTTCCTAACTATCAAGAAACGCCTTTCAAAGGAGACCCGATGCCAAACTTCAAACCCTTTGCCGAGAAGACCGCCGCCCGCTTCGCCCAGCTGTCCGCCCACGAGCTCTTCGTGGTCGATTCCAGCAAGCTTTGGGACATCTATCTTGCCGCCTTTCCGGCAGGAACAAACCCGATCTATCGGACGAATACGGAACACGACTGCTCCTGCTGCCGGAACTTCATCAAACACCTGGGCGGAGTAGTTGCCATCGTCGACGGCAAGGTAGAGACGCTCTGGGACGTAAGCGGATTGGAGCACCCGTATGACGTCGTTTCCAAAGCCTTGCATGAGCATGTCCTGGCCCAGCCTATCGTCTCTGTCTTCCGTACCAAGGAGCGGCAGTACGGTGCGGCGGCGACCCCACAAGTGGTCGATGGCCAGACCAAAATCTGGAACCATTTCCATGGTCGGATCGCCGACCGGCATTTTACCCGTACCCCCGACCGGGATGTGGGCGAAGCTGCCACAACTATGGCCGTGTTCGAGCGAGGGTTGGAGGAGTTGACTGTCGAGGCAGCCAACACGGTCCTCGACTTGATTGCCGCTGGGAGCTTGTACCGAGGCGAGGAACATCTGCCGGCGTTGAAGGAGTTCGCTGAGTGCTTGCGGACCTACAAGGCTTTGGAACCGGCCGAACGACGGCTGTTCATCGCAAGCAACTATACTCGCCGGGCGGCGCGGTTCCGCAATACAGTCATTGGCACCCTCGTCACGGATCTGTCGGACGGTGTCGACCTTGAAACTGCTGTCCGTTCCTTCGAAACCAAGGTGGCGCCTGCGAACTACAAGCGTACGACGGCGCTGATCACACCGGCCATGGTCAAGCAAGCCATGGAAACGATCGAAAGCTTGGGGCTTGAATCCGCCTTGGAGCGGAGGCTGGCGACCATCTCCGACGTGAGCGTCAACGACGTTCTCTGGGTGGATGGGTCCGTCCGCCCCATGATGAAGGGTGGGGTTGCGGATCTGCTGATGGCTGCAGCCGTTGAGCGAAAGCCGGGCAACACCGCTCAGGCCGCGGACGTCACCATCGAAGCGTTCATGGCTGAAGTCCTGCCCAACGCCAAGGAGATGAGCATTCTGTTCAAGAACTTGCACACCCCTAATCTGGTCGCGGTGACGGCTCCGGTACACACCGACTCCGGCCGGCTGTTCAAGTGGGACAACGGCTTTGCCTGGTCTTACAACGGCAACGTGACGGACAGTATCACGGAAAAGGTTAAGAAGGCTGGGGGCAACGTGGACGCCAAACTCCGCTTCAGTCTGGCCTGGTTCAACTATGACGATCTGGACATTCATGTGGTGGAACCCAATGGAAATCACATCTACTACGCCAACAAGAGCGGCAAGCTGGATGTGGACATGAATGCTGGCTGCGGTACCTCTCGAGAACCGGTTGAAAATGTGGCGTTCAAGGCACCGAAGGATGGGGTATATCAGGTGTATGTCAATCAGTACACCAACCGGGAAACGTCTGACGTGGGCTTCATTGCCGAGATCGCTGACGGTAATGGGGTCAAGCAGTACACCTATCCGCACCGTGTGGTGGGGAACGTGGAGGTGGGCACGTTTGTGGTCAGGGATGGTGTCATCGTGGAGGCGCGAATTCACCCCAAGCTGAACGGAGAAGGAATCTCGAAGAAAGTGTGGGGAATCCCCACGGAGAAGTTCGTCAAGGTCCGCACCGTTCTGTTCAGTCCCAATTACTGGGGGGATAGCGCGGTCGGCAACAAGCATTGGTTCTTCATCCTGGAAGGATGCAAGGCCGACCAACCGCTTCGGGGAATCTACAACGAATTCCTGGCAGGTCCTCTGGAAAAGCACCGCAAGGTATTCGAGGTCCTGGGTGATAAGACCAAGTGCCCTGTCACGGATGAGCAGTTGGCTGGCTTGGGATTTTCCTCCACCAAGCGGGAAACGGTGACGGTTCGGGTGGTCACCGAAAACAGCACCCGTCTTTTCAATATCCTTTTCTGAGGTAGGTACATGTTCGAAAAAGCTACACGTTTGAAACTCCGTTTCTCCAGCATCCGCGGGGATTTATCCACAGAACAGCTGTGGGATCTGCCACTCCAGTCCAAGACCGGATTCGACTTGGATATCGTGGCGAAGGGCGTCAACGCTCAGCTGAAAGAGTCGGCCGAGGAAAGCTTCGTGACCGAGAAAAGCCCGGTGTCCGAGGAGCTGTCCCTCAAGCTGGACATCTTGAAACATATCATCGCCGTCAAGCTCAAGGAGCGCGAAGAGGCGAAAGCCGCGTCTCAGCGCAGGGCCGAACTGGGGCGCCTGGTGGAAGTCCTGGAACACAAGAAGGACGAAGCGTTGAAGGACCTCAGCGTCGAAGAACTCGAGGCCCGCATCGCCGCCCTCAAGGGGTAAACCCACAGAGACCGGAGTTGACCCTGCGGCGCCGTCGCAAAACGGCGTCGCACCCTTTGGAGACACATTATGGCGAATGACACACACACACCCGGTCCCTGGACCGTCGTCCACCACCCCGACACCGAGGGTGCCTACACCATCCTCGAAGCCAACCGTGAGCAGCGGCACTGGGTCTTTGATGGTTACGAAATCTCCGACGAGGAGGGCGACCGCAGGGCTAAGGTCGCAGAGGAACGGAGCGAACGGAATCAAAAGTTGATCGAGGCGGCACCTGACCTGCTCGATATCCTTGAGTGCATCACTCGAAGCATAAGCATGAAGGGACCTGCCGGGACCACGGCTTACATCATACCGGCCCTGACCATGGCTACAGCCAGAGAGTTTGTATCTAGATTGAAAGGAGACCAGGCATGAGCTACCCGCCCGAACCGTGGCACGTCAAAAGCCACCCGGACGCAAACATAACCCTCATCGGAAATGATAAAGGGTGGGTTTTCTACCTGACACACAATGACGAGTTCCTGCCGGAGATTCAGGAGGCCAGCGCCCGCCGCATTGTCGCCTGCGTCAACGCCTGCGAGGGCATCCCGACCGAGGCGTTGGAGGATGGAGTGGTGAGGGAGTTGATCGAGGCGCTGCAGGCAATCAAGCGTATCGACGGACGCACTGCTCTCACAATGGAGGATGCGGACGCGATTCACGCCAAGTGTTTATCTGCGCTGGCCAAAGTGGTCGGGAGTAGCTCGTGAGTCCCTACCGTGCTGAGAAATACATTTACTACCACTATGGATTGGGCGAAGTGCTTTCCGATGTATACGACGAGGACGAGTTTCTACAAGACGCGCTGAGTGTACTGATCCCTGCTTTTGAATACCCGGATTTCCAACACAAGACCATTGGGGAAATTCTGGACTACATCGAATCAGCTCGAGAGGAGACCGACGAATGCTAGAGAAACTGAAAGCCGCGCTCGCCGCGGCAACGCCGGGGGAGTGGAAACCGTGCAGGCAACACGAGGATTTCGACGGGCCAATCTGGGAGTTGAGTGAAGAGAACCGTGCTGAGTACGAGGCACGCCCATTCACTAGCATACAAGTAAAGGACAGGTACGTAACTACAAACCATGACCTATTCGAGTTTCACCGCGGTGACGCCGAATTCATCACCACCGCCCACAACAGCATGCCGAATCTGATCGAAGCCATCGAGGCAATGCAAGCTTGGGTCGAGTTCTCGTCTGCCCACATTGGGGATCGACTTCCGATCAGAGAAGCTCAGCCTCTCATTCGCAGGGTGCGGGATGCGTTATCCAAACTGGAGGCAGAGAAATGCTCCACCGATTGAAAGATGCCCTTTCCAGAGCAACGCCAGGGGAATGGGAAAAGGCCTCCGAGGTTTATGTCACGGATGCCGACGGGATTGTAGTTTGTCGGACCAACTATGGGCGGGAACTGAAAGAGTACTCGGCTGATACGGAATTCATTGTTCTCGCCCATAACCTCATGCCCGACCTCATCGAAGCCGCTGAGGCTCTGCACATCTTGCGGGGGGCATACCTGGATGAGGATCGGGAGAAGTTCTTAGAAACGGCGCAAGGTATGTTAGCTGGCGACGTGGTTTCGAAAATTCTGGAAAAGCTCAAAGGAGAAATCGAATGCTCCAACGATTAAAAGATCTGCTTGCCAAAGCAACCCCGGGCGAATGGATTTCCACCGGGGCTGTAGTCGCCGTCCCCGCGCCAGGGGGCATGGACTACATCCTCGAACCTTTTCACGGGGACAGACGAGCGGTTAAGGACGGACAAGCCAACCTGGACTTGGTTGCTGAGATGCGCAACGCCCTCCCCGACCTCATCGAAGCCGCTGAGGTCCTCGCCCAGGTCACGTCCTGCCTCGAAAACTGGATAGAGATCGCGGACGAAGAGGACAAGCGGGACTACGACTATGAGGCCAGGGATCGAGCGAGGGCAGTACTTGAGAAGCTGGGAGTGAAAGTATGAGTTTAGCAGACGCATTCGTCGAATCGGAATCGAGACACAAAGCCCAGGTCATGCACGCGACCTTTGGGCACCTCGAAGCCGAACCAGGGACAGAGCATGAAGGCGCGTTTCTGTTCATCTACGGCCAACATGGGGATATGGTAGTGATTGAGAGTGACTTTCCCACCTTCGGGGAAGGACCAAGATACTTTGCGGACAGGCAGGATTTCATGTGGGATCAGATCAGGAACAACGGGCCTTGCTCCGAGGTCGGCGTTTACCGCTTCGTTGGTAAGTACAAACGGTTCAAGAATGGAAACACCCGGTTCACAGGAAAAATACAGCGTGTTGACTGCCCGTTACTGCCTAAGGGGACAGAGGTGAGGACATGAAAGACATCCTGGAAAGGTTGGAAGTGGCCAAAGCCAGCTTCCCAATAATCGACGAGCGGCCGGATCAACTCTTCGACGACGCGATCCGAGAGTTAAAGCAGCTACGGCTAGATGTCAAAGTCCATCAGAGGTTCTCGGAACTCTGGTATTTCGTCATGGACGAAGCCCCGCTGGAGTTCGAGGAGATCGTGACGAGACACTCGCCCGGCCAGTGGCTGCTGGAGGCCGGGAAACTTCAGGAAAGAATGAAGAATGCTGCTGCTGGACCGACTTGAAAGTGAAGTAGTAATGGCTAAGTTCTATTGCTACCTCGAAGACAACTTCGAGGACGAAATCGAGGCCTCGTCCGAAGACGAGGCGCGGGAGATCCTGCGCGGCCGGATCGAGGCCGCGTTGGGTGAGTTAGAAATTCATGTGAGTGAGGTGGAAGATGAAGAAAGCCTATACCGCGGTTGTTCAGCTCCTAATTGACGCCGAGGACGAGGACAGCGCTTGTGACGGGATCTCCGCGCTTCTAACGGAACAGATGCAGAAGTATACCGGCGAGCAATCTTGTTTAATCGATTGGATGTACAAAATACATCCCGACGAAGTGGCTATCCCTGACGCTTATGAGCCTGACGTAAGCCCGATGCCGTCAATCCCACTCGACCAAGGTTGTGGAACTGTCAAGTGCAGCCTCTGCGGCGAAATAGCGAGCCCAGAAACCGCGCACCTCCACCAAGACGAATGGATAGGCGAATGTTGTTGGGATGACCGGTTAAAAGCATCGGAGTAAAGGTATGAAGTACCGAGTCCATTTCGAAGCCAGCGCTGCCGTCGGCATCGAGATAGAGGTTGAGGCGGACAGTTTGGAACAAGCCGAGAAGATCGCCAACAATCTAGTGAAGGAAAGGCAGTTCGATCCGGAGCAGGTCATAGAGGACCTTGCTCCCACCGAGATCGAGATCAACGCCTATGCCGAGGCTAAAGGATGGCCGATCACTCATGTGGAGATCAGCCCGGAAAGTTTCGAAGTTGTTGATGTGTTTGAACCTGATTTAGTTACCAGCGAGGAAGAAGATGACAACGGAATCCGCCTTATCTACTAGTCCGACCCACGTCGACGACTGGATCGACAACTACTCCCACGAGGAGAACTACGCCCGTTTCGTTCTGTTTCACATGCGGCTGAACGCGGTGTTCCAGTCGTACTTCAGACCTTGGATGAAGCAGTTCAAGCTCTTCTGCACCTACCAGGGCGAGCGTTACCGGGTGACCGGCGCCTCCCGCCTGGGCGACGTTTGGCTCGCCAGGAACTTCGAGCGGGAGAACGGCTACGACTTGCGGGCGAACATCGACGACTGCTTGGAATGGGGAGACAAGCCGTGAGCGAATTGGATAATGGGATGACGTATATGGTTGCACAGGAGTTCAGCCATAAGGGCTGGTTGGTAAAGATCACTTACTTGGAGGCGATGGAGCCGTTCCCATACGGGTGGCGGATCGAGAAAGGAGACCAGGTTCGTGTTGATCTAACGTCTAGGCGCAGTGCAGACGGTGCGGCAATGTAGGCAAAGCACGAGATTGAGTCCATCGAAGAACATGAGGCAAAAGAATGACTGAATTGAATTTAGCGAGGCTTCGGCGCATCGCCGAGGCGGCGAACCAAGGTGAATGGAAACTCGGAGAACTCCTGCCTGCAGGGGAGGAAGCAGACCTACCTACCCAGACGATCGATGTGGAGTATCTGTATCACGGTAGAAAGACGTGGCACGCGGAGGCTATTCACGTACACATTGAGCCGGCGGAAGTGAACGCTAAACACATCGCCACCTTCAACCCTGCCACCGTGCTTAAGTTGCTGGATCGGATCGAGGAGCTTGAGCGAGGGTTGAGGACGACCGCGGCGTTGGTTATTGGGCACACCGCCTTCGAAGAGGACTGATGCACAGTTGGATTCTTAACTTTTACCTCTCCTTGTTCCGAGTCCTGCGCCGTTGGCTGCGGCGGCGGAAGTAACTCTTGGCTCCGCAGCATACGGAGCCTGTATTTACCCTTTGGAGAAAACCTATGATCCCACTATTTGAGCGAGATGGCTTCATCATCTGTTTCGAGGCCGAGCCTGAAGACACTTCCATGCGCCACCACTTCATCAAGGAGTGCGGCTGGTCTGAAAAGGACTACCGGAAGATTACAGATTTAGCCTGGTTCCGCGCCAAGGTGTCTGCTTGGATGGATGGCAAGGAACTCGGTACTGCCTACCTCGGGTGCTGCTGTTACAAGACATCCGAAGAGTTCTACACCAAGTACAAGGACGATTATTTTGCCGACATGGTGGCAGAAGCTTTGGCAGAAGCCAAGGGGAGAACATAACTATGGGCTGGCTATTCTGTGAACCCACTCGTAAGGACCTAATCAGACACCTCGTCGAAGGGAACGGCGCCACCGTCTACGCCCACTGCACAGTCGGCAACACCTTGTGGACAGTAGAACAAGGAGTCAAAGACAGGTTCATCGGCTGCTACTTGCTCAGTAAGGCGTCGAGGCACCCTGAACATTGCCGATGGGGTTACAAGGACATGTGTGAATCGATGCACCCCTACTATTACACCTGCCCGCTCTCCTACCTCGACATGGTTCCGGTGGCGAGCGAGGAGTGGCGGGAGAGAGTTAGGAGGTATCACGCCGCTCGGAACACTAAGTTCGAGGAGGGTGACATCGTCGAGCTCAAGCCCAGGCTCAAACCTACAGGTCTTCAGGTCACCAATCGGAAAAGGCAATACGGATTGTCCCAGCACGGAGAGGTTTACCGGTTCAAGAGGACTCACTTGAGCGGACGCGTGTTCAAGTCCTGGACTGAGTTCGAGGCAAGGGATGCCTTATGATTACTTACGCTTGCCAAAACTGCGCCTGGGAAGGAACCGACCCCAACCCCGCAAAAGATGCCCATTTGCGCCACGAAGCCGGCGACCAGTTCTCCGATCTGGAGTGCCCGGAGTGCGGGGCGTTCGTATTTGAGAAAGACCATGAGTAATGACAAACGAGATAGACAACTTCTAAAACACCTCAGCCTGGGCTTCGAAGGACCTTTGCCCATCTCCGAAAAGGACATGAAGCTGGCGCTTCTGTCCGGCCAGAGACTGGAGGTAGCCGAACTAGACCCAAGTCCAGACCGGTACCTACGGGCCTACCTCTTGCTGAAGCACCTCAGTCCGAGCAAAACGTGCAGGTTCTGTAATGGACCACTCACGGATAAGACGTTCGACACCACGACGTCATACTGGTGGGCCTTCCAGTCTCCTTGTCACAAGGAGTGCAAGTCGACTGGACAGGCCCAAGAAGCCTACGAGTGCCAGAAGATAGACGCGGATTGTAATGACTGTGGCTTTTTCCAACGCAAGGAGAACGGGAAATGGGTGTGCTACGGGACATGCCTAAAGACAGGGCAGTCAACCAAAGCATATCCGAACAACGCAAGCCTGAACCCTTGCTTTGCTCATCGCAAGGACATGAGATAACTCAACCCTTTGGAGACCTTATGAAATCGATCATCCACGTCAACCAGCATCGTATCAAAGCCAACGCAAGGAACGGCTTCCGCTTCCCGGTGGTGACCGTCAAGCAAGGCAAGACTAACGCCTATGGCCACGAGGTGGTCATCTACGGACAGGACGGCAAGGAGGCGGCGCGAGTCGTTTACCGGCCGGATAACCCACTCTCTTGCGGCGCAAAGGTTTGGATACAGACCACAGGCGAGGTCGAGGTGATCGATCGCAGCGAGGAGCTGTTAAGGACGGGTACTTAATTTGCTGAGCTAATCACCACAACCTTTGGAGACAAGCATGATCGACATAACCGAGTTTACCAAGCTCACCCTCGTTTTCCTCATCGGCGCTGGCGGAGGTTTCTACTTCGGCCGGGAGTTCTTAGTTCGACACCTGGACGAATCGATCGAGGCTTTGGGCGGGTTCTTCACCAGTTACGGCGTGTACCGGGCTACGAAGGATCCGGAGCCCGAGGAGAAACAGCACGTACTCCGCACTCCGCCCCGTCAGCACCGGGAGCCTAGCATCGGTTTCAGCGGACCAGAGACGAGGTAAGTATGCCCGTACTGACCAAAATCAGACACAAGAAACTCATGGAAGAGTTGGACAGCCAGTACAACCGCCTTAGGCGGGTAGTCGAGGCAAGGGAGTTGTCTTCGTCGAGGGAGGGTTGCCCAAAAGGGAGAGGTTGGGCGAATCCGGAGAGGTTGTGCAGCACTCACGGCACTGAGATGGACCTGCGCCTGGCCGTCGAGGATTTCAAAGCGATTTTGATGGAGGTGAAGGCCCTTAAATCTTAACCCACGAAGGCGCCGCAGCATCGGCGCCCTCCTTGTATTTACCCTTTGGAGACAAAACCTATGTTGACCTTAGACCAAGTCGTAAGCAAAGCCCCGTCCGTCGCCACCACGACCCACGCCCCGAACCTTTCCGAGAAATACGTTCAGTTCTCCACCTTGCAAGTGCTGCAGGCATTGGAGAAGCAAGGGTTCTACCCGGTCCGGGCGTATCAAACGAAAGCCCGAGACGCAAATCGCCGCGGGTACATGAAGCACCGCGTCACCCTGCGTAGCCACGATCACCGGCTCGAGGAGGGCGACATTATCGGCGAGATTTCCCTCATCAATTCCCACGACGGCGCTTCCGCCTGGATCTTCGAGGGCGGCCTGTTCCGGTGCATCTGCTCGAACCAGATGTGTGTTCCGGATTCGATGGTTGCCTCACACCGGGTGCGACACACTGGCCATACCATGGATGACGTGATCGAGGGCGTGTTCACCGTGGTCGAGGACCTCCCGAAAGTCGCGGAACTCTCCCAAGAGATGCGGGCTATTGAGCTACGACCCCAGCAACAGCGAGCCTTTGCGGAGGCCGCCTGGGTGTTGAAGGACGCAGACAACAAGCCGAACCCCGCCACGATCGAGGGGCTCCTACGGCCCCGCCGCCGGGATGATTACGGCAACGACTTGTGGACCACAATGAACCGGGTCCAGGAGAATCTGATCAAGGGAGGTGTCCGTACCTTTTCCGAGAAGGGCCGGCGCACTCGCTCTCGTCCGATCACATCGATCGATGAGGATCGCCGGCTGAACAAAGCATTGTTCGTTCTGGCCGAGAAGATGAAGGAGTCGCTGTAATGAGGTTAATCCTGTTCATCCTTGGGGTGGTCTGCTTGTTTGTGAGCAGCACGCTACTGGAACGCAGCGGCATGGATCTGATTCAAATCATGAAGGTCCTTTTTCTTCAATCTGTCGGGGTGGTCGGTATATTCGTGACCGTGTTTTGGAGGAGACTGCCATGAGGTTGATCGCCGAACGCAACACTGAACGTAACCGATACCGGTTCGTCGTACTCGCCGCGGTTGAGGGTCAGGAGCTTCGATTGGCTGAGTCAAAATGGTCTTTCTCGGCACGGGGGCAAGCACTTAAATCCGGGCGAACCTGGATGGAATCCCTTACGGACGACTCAATTCAATTACTTTGTGGAGTATCTAACAAACAAGTAGTAAACCTGTGAGGTAGCCAGCTAGCAAATTATAACACCCTACATTTAGACTGTTTTCCGCGCATAGTTCTCCTCCTCTTGGCCCCTGTTGTCGGGGGCCTTCTTTGTGGGAGGACCTTAACCCTTTGGAGCTTATATGAACAAGAAAGAACTGATCGAAAAAGTCCACCAGAACACCTACACAGGGCTAACCAGGTCGGCTGTCCACGACGTCGTGGATGCCCTGGAGAGAACCATCGAGCAGGCGGTTGATGCCGGCGACAGCATCTACCTGCGCAACCTCTTCACCTTACGTGTAAAGGAGCGGCCGGCCCGGAAAGCTCGCAACCCGCAGACCGGCGCCCAGATCGACGTCCCGGCCCGTAAGGTCGTCGTCATCAAGCCGACGGCCAACCTATCGAGCTGGGCGGGAGAGTAACAGTGAGCATAAACACCAAAGACATCCTGGAAGTAATGCAAATGGCGGAAGAACTCCGCCCGGTGGCGCAGACGGTCGTGGAACAGTTGGAGAGCTACGGCCCCTTGATAAAAGGGCTGGTTAAGAGCATCGGCCTAGGATTAGTTGATGTCAAGGACCAGATGGTCCAAGAGTACGTGAAACGTGGGTACACTCTGGATCAAGCCATCCTGCTGGTCATCGACTCGGAAACTGCACTGAAGCAAGCTATAACGAGACGAAACACGTAACCGGAAAGGCGTAACCGGAAAGGCGCAAGCACTCCTTGCGCCTTTGTTTTTGGAGACTTATATGTTGCTGATTTTGACTATTTGGGTTGGGTTAGGGCTAGTTTCAGCTGGGTGGCTATTTGCGTATTTCCAAGATGAGTGGCCGACGATAGCTGAGGAGACGTTAATTATGGACCGATTTCTAGCTCTGGTAGCCATTCTCTTTGGCCCGATAGGCCTGGTTTCTACAGGCATCGTGACAAAGTGGGGTAGGCATGGTTGGAGGCTTGGATGAGATTCAGAGACCTTTGCACGCACGAGGCCGAGGCCCGTGTGAAACGGTTTATCGATGACGCCGCGGCCAATGCCATCACGGACCAGGCCATTGAGTTCACCAGCCAGATGCAAGCAGCATTCGCCCGCTACGGTCTGGATGCCTTTGTGTCGGACGCCCAGCTCGATTGGCTGGAGCAGTTGGCCGGCTATGCGTTACCTGTTGTTTAGGAGAAATCATGTACGTAGAACTAGTTAGTATCATTGACCGTTCCGGTTCCATGTCCAGTATCCGTGACGATGCTATCGGCGGATTCAACACCTTCCTCAAAGAGCAGAAAGAAGTTCCGGGAGACGCCAAGCTGACACTTGTTCTGTTCGACCACGAGTATCAAGTGGTTCATGACGCCGTTAACCTGCAAGGTGTTCCGGAGCTAACTGCCGATGCCTACGTGCCTCGAGGCAGCACAGCACTCTATGACGCCATCGGCCGGACGATCGATGCCATAGGAACTCGGCTTGCTAGGTCGGACGTAAAGCCGAGCAAAGTGATCGTCGCCATCCTGACGGACGGCGCCGAGAACTCCAGCAAGGAGTACACCCGGGAACGGGTCGCCGAAATGATCAAACACCAGGAAGAGAAATACTCCTGGGAGTTCATCTTCCTGGCGGCGAATCAGGATGCGTTCCAGACAGGGGCAATGCTCAACATCAAGGCGTGCAACACGGCGAACTTCGCGGCGGATAAAGCAGGCGTCGCTACAGCGTACAGCCTGATTAGCAGCACGACCCGAGCCTACCGGTAACAGCGAGCAGCACCTTGCTTAACCCTTTGGAGGTTTCATGTCTTTCAAACCAATGCTGGCCAGCCCAGCAGATTTCGATTCGCTTGTCTTTCCGAAACTCATAAGCCCGAAGCTCGACGGCGTCAGAGCCGTCGTCATCGACGGCGTCGTCTACGGCCGCTCCCTCAAACCCATCCGCAACCAACAAGTCCAGGAGTTGTTCGGACGACGGGAGTTTAATGGCTTGGATGGAGAGCTGATCGTCGGTGACCCGACCGGCGCGGATGTGTTCCGGACCACCAGTTCGGTGGTGAACTCAGTCGATAAGACGGGGGATATTTTCTTCCACGTCTTCGACGACATCACCGAGCCGGACAAACCTTTCATGCATCGCCTGGATACGGGTCTGGGTAAGGTCGCTGGCGATCAGATGCTCTGGGTGGACCAAGTGCAGGTTGATTTCCTTTCCGACATGGAAAGCTGGGAGGAGTGCTACCTTGCCCAGGGGTACGAAGGAGCGATGCTTCGAGACCCCAACGCCACCTACAAGTTCGGCCGCTCCACAGCCAAGGAGCAGATCCTGCTCAAGGTCAAGCGCTTCACCGATTCCGACGCCGTCGTCATCGGCTTCCAGGAGCTCATGCACAACGGCAACGAAGCCAAAATCAACGAGCTCGGCCTCACGGAGCGCAGCTCCCACAAGGAGAACAAGCATGGCATGGGCATCCTGGGCGCTCTTGTCTGTCGGGATCCCCACGGCATCCAGTTCAACATTGGTACCGGATTCACCCAAGCCGATCGCGAGCAGATCTGGCAGGAGCGTGAGCATCTCTTGCACAAGACGGTTAAGTACAAGTCCTTTCAAGTTGGTGTGAAAGAGGCTCCCAGGCATCCGGTATTCTTGGGATGGAGGAATTGACATGAGTTATAAAGAAATGACCTTGTGGATTGTTGGTCTGCTCCTTCTTGCGGCAGTTCTTTTATCTCCGGCCGCATGCACGATGAACCGGCACCGGCTCATCGCCAAGGCAATCGAGGGAGGCGCCGACCCGATCGCAACGAAGTGTGCGATAGAGTCAGAGTCAGGGTACGACCCTCAGTGCATTGTGTCCGCAACTAGGCACTTGCGGCCGGTGGAGTAGCAGACTAATCAAACTGAGAAGGTGTGATGTACACGAAGCAGATAGAGTTATCTAACTATGTATTAGACACCTGAGCTAGGGGAATAAATCGGCAATAGCCGACAAATACCCGACACCCGAAAAGCCCAAGGCAGCACACCTTGGGCTTTTTGTTTTTACCCTTTGGAGACTACCATGCATTTACTCTACCGGGGGCCGTCGGCCCTGGATGGTAAGGAGATCGTTTGCCTTGCGACCGGGATCGATCGACCCTCGAACAATCGGAAGACCGGTCCAACCGCACAAGTGTATATCCTGCGCGAGGACATCGATCCCAGGGATGCCGTCAAATCCGGCGAGGACTACTCGATCTGCGGCGACTGTATGCATCGCAAGGGATCGTGCTACGTCCGGGTGGAGCAGGACCCGCTCCGAATCTACCGGGAATACCGAGCTGGCAATTACAAAGAGGAAAAACTGACCCTGATCGGTGCCGGACGGGCGGTACGGCTTGGAGCCTACGGAGATCCAGCGGCGGCACCGTTTGAAATCTGGGAGCAGCTCTTGTCCAAATCCTTGGGGTGGTTAGGTTATACTCACCAGTGGAACCATCCGGCGACGGATCAGCGGTTGAAGGCGTTTTGCCAGGCATCAGTTGAGACGCTGGATCAAGCGGCAGAGGCTAGGCGTCTCGGGTGGCGGACTTACCGGACAAAATTAGAGGGCAGTCCGCGGCAGCGGGGCGAGATTGTTTGCCCGTTTGAAAAGCTGGGCGTCCAATGTATTCGGTGCTTGCGCTGCAATGGCCGGGACTATGACGTCGTGATCGACGTGCATGGGCCGGCGAGTAAGCGGAAGCGGTTTGAGATGGCGTTTACACGACCTTGGAGGTGAAATGGCAGACCTTATAGACTTCGCATCCCGCAAGAAACAAACTGCTCCTCCCCGCGAGGAGTCGTCCACCTTACTCACTTTGGACGAAGCGTTCCGAGGCGTCATCGTCGCCTGGATTCATCTTCACGACACCCCGTTGGCGGATAAACTTTTCGACTACATCGTCGCTGGTTACAACGCTGGACAATACGTGATCGAAGTCCCGGAAAGCCTTTGGACTCCGGTACAGGAGGACATTTATCAAACGCTGGCCTCTGTTCGAGAAGAGGTCAAGGCACTCTTGCAGAAGAGAGACACCTAGCGCTACTCTGTGATGGCCGGCTGCAGCACACAGCCGGCCGCACTTTGGTTCCCGCGCAAGCAGCACACTTGCCGGACACCGGAAACCCCCTTTGGAGATATCTATGTTGAGAGCCGAGAAGGTCAGGCCTATGGACTCGCCTGTGATCCGTGGCCAATTGAAACCATTGCCCCTAAAGAAGACCGTCAGAATTGCCCTCAACCGAGGCGCGATCTTCGCACTCACCACCAACCGACCGCCCGCCCTGGAAGTCCTGCAGTATTTCGAACTGACGGACTGGGATTTGCGGGACCCAGACTTACGTTTCACCATAAAGGATCGCTCCGGTCACTGGTATGACGGCGTCAGTGGCAGACCCGTACAGCTGGACGACAAGCTGATCATCGACATCATTCCCCCCTTCCAATTGGTCAACAGCGATTACGGTTTACGCCCCGTATTCACTCTGCACATGCCTTTCGGGTACCGCGTACATCACTTGAGTTATCTCCGACGGAAGTTCCCTCACCTAACGTAATGGGTCAGGTAGGGCAGGATCAGTAGTAGCCGCAGTGGACGCGGGTTCGAGATTAGTTGGGGTGAGCGATGTACAGGTTCTATCAAAGAAACGCGGATCAAAAAGGTTCGCACGAAACATGGCTGACGGCCAGGGAAGAGGACGTCGAGAAAATCCGGGCTGACTCGGCGTGTCACATGACGGTTCTGTCCGTATCGGAAACGGACGCAGAAGACTGGGACGACGTCTCGTATCGAGGAGATCTTTGGTTCGACCTTGACGCGGGCAGTCTGGAGCAGTCGATTCAAGATCTCCACTCCCTCATGAACGCCTTCAAAAGCGTGGGAGTGGCAGACCTAAGGTACCTGCACTATTTCGCGTCCGGATCAAAGGGCTTTCATGTTCAGGTTCCGGCCGAGCTGTTCGGGGGAGGACAGGCAGTCAAACGATTACCGCTCATTTACCGACAGATGGCTATCCAGTTGGCGGAACGCGCCGGCATAGCCGAACTCGACATGAAGCCCTACTTCGGTAAGCGGGGAGGCATGTTGCGAGTCGAGAATAAACCTCGACCGGACGGCAGGTACAAGGTGCCGCTAAATCTGGAGGAAGTGGAAACCATCACCGTCGAGAAATACCTGCAGTATGTCTCGGCGCCCAGGACCGTCAAGACTCCAAAGTTAGAGAAAGGGTTCCCGACACCTGCGATCCTAACGCAGATGTACATCGACGCGAAGAAGGACGCGCAGTATGTAGCAGCGGCTAGGAAACACAAGCCTGTCCCGGATGAAGCACTCAAGAAGTTTGGGAACGATAACCATCCTCTGTGCGTGCAATGGCTTGCGGAAGGAGGTGAGAAGGTTCGAAAGGATGTTCATTGGAACCAGAAAGCGCTGCAGATGGCAGCGTATCTGGCACACGTTGAGATGTCCGACCATGATCGAGAATGGCTGGTCGAAGAAATCAGCAAGAATCACACATCGAGGCGGTTCCCGTCTCAAAGTGCTCGCAAGAAGGACGTTCATGATCGAACAGAATACGCCGGAGAGCATTCAATCAGGTTCGCTTGCCGGGCAATCAACTCCCTACTCGAGGGAAACCCTTGCCAAGGCTGTCCAGTCATCCGCTCCGCAGAGACCACGGAGTTCCGGTACCTGGTGGACGAGACTCCGGGCGGGTACGTGCGGCGGGTACCGAAAGGGGACGATTACATCGTGCTGCCTATCACGTTTCGGCTGACAGCGGTTCACCGAGACGTGGATACCTGTGCGGACCCTATGAACAAGGCCATCGAGTCGATCGATGTCGACGTCATGAAGGACGGCAGTTTGATGGGGAAGCTGACCCTCCCTTCCAGGATTTTTGCGTCAGCCAAGGGCTTCAAGGAAGTGATCGGCGACTGGTCACAAACCTGGAGAGGCACGGAAGCTGAACTCTCCGACATCGGCGCAATGGTTAAAAGTAAATGGCTGAATCAATCTGAAAACATAGAAGTGATCATGAAGACAAAAACACTAGGGCTGCAAGCCCATATCGATCCAGAACGCAATAAGGAGATTTGGTATTACGTAGAACCCGACTGGAGCCTCAACGACATGGAGGTTAGTGATTACCTCCGGTACTCTGGCAAGGAGGGGCCCGGCCAAATGGTGACCCGGATCAAAGGGGTTCCGGTAATCGGCCAAAGGGACCCTCACGTCGAGTTGATCAAGGAGACCGTGAGGCTCTTGTGTGAAGGCAATTTCCCGCACATTGCAGCACAGTTCATTGGGTGGAACGTAGCGGCCACCCTTCGGCCGCGGATGATGAAGATCAACCGGGAGTTCCCCTTGCTGAACATCTGGGGCAACCCCGGTGAAGGCAAGACGGCGTCAGCGACAGCCTACTCCTTGCTGGCCGGCGCCGACTTCTCCGAAGGAACGCTGCAAGCGCCAGGCGTCACGCCCTACGCTTTGCGTAACACCGTGTCGGTCAATTCCAGCATTCCGACCACCCTGGATGAAGTCAACTACGCCAACCTGGATAAACACCGCTGGAACAGTATCGTGACGGCCTTGAAGGCGGCTTACCAGGGAGGTTTCTGGCAGCAAGGAACAGTATCACGGGACAGCAGCGGGATCACTAGTCCAGACGTGATCCAGACCAAAGCTCAAACGCCAGTGATTTGGATGTGTGTCAACCAGCTAAGCGGCACGGCCGCCGGGTCGAACGAGCTCGTATCCAGAAGCTTGGAGGTACATGTCAGCAAGGACGCGCACAAGCTATATGGGAAGAACTTCAAGTTGCTGCAGCGCCCGAACCAACGGGAACAAGTGAAACGGATCTATGCCACGCTTGTAAGGAAAAACCTGTTCGTTGATCAGGCAGAGTTCGAGCAGTTCTACGAGAAATCCATGAACGAAGTGCCGAGCTGGCTGGAGGAGTCACGCAGCCGAACCAACTACGGTACGGTGATCTTGGGGCTGAATTGGTTGGCTGACCTATTCGCCGAGAAAGGGTTCCCAGAAGAGGAAGCAAGGATTTTCCGACTCAAGGAACAATACCTCGACCACATCAACGAGGACCAATGCAATATCGAGCAACGCCGAGACCGTCGGGAAGCTGACAACGTCCTCGAAGCTTTCAACATCCTGGCCCTTCAGGATCAGATGTCTGCCAATCGCCTCTCCCAAGGCAAGCATTACGTCGTGATGGGCGACAGCCTTTATCTGCGGCTGAACCTGGCCATCCTGGAGTATCTGAGATACAAGCGGTCGGTCAACCAGACGCCTGAGATAGTCGATGCACAACATCTCTTGCAGGTGTGCAAGTCCCAGCCTTATTTCAAGACCTACGGGCCTGTACCCGGGGCCTCGGACGGGAATCCGTGGCTAGGTTTGTTCTTGTCCGAGATGCGTCGGAAAGGAATCGACGTGTCCGGCTTTAAGGAGTAAGTGAATGGCTACAGCACTAGCCACGAAACAACAGCCCAAGCCCAGAACGCTGGGTGAATTTCTCGCCGCGGCGAACTGCCCAGTACCGCAAAAATGGATGTGGAAACTGGGGTTAGCAGAAGAGCCGTTTTACCACCAGGTAGAGACGCTGAACCATTATGGGATGCATGTCCGGTCGGGGGATTTCTCGGAGCCTGGAACTGGCAAGACATTCCCGGCGCAAGCGTATGCAACGTGGTTGATCGGGTATGGAAACAAGGTGGTGGTCGTCATGCCGCCGCTCCTAACACCTCAGTTCCTGGCGTCATTCCGTATGATGTTCCCAGACATCGAGCAGCACATCACCGTTGAGAGGTTCGCCGGTAAACCAACGGACCGGGACGCCTTGATCCAGCAGTGGGAGGCCCAGGGTTGGCCGGATGTCTTGGTAATGTCCTACCGGATGTTTGTGGGCGACAAAGGTATCTCTGAACCAGGATTCGATGCTAAGACGTTCACCTGGCGGACTCTTCTTGCAAGGGGGTACACATGCGTGATCGTCGACGAGGCGACCGCGGTCAAAACCGCGGGGACCCAGATTCACAATGCTGTGAAGTGCTTCGCCGGCAAATATGGTGAAGAATCTAACGGCGTCATTTTGATGACCGGAACGCCTATAGAGAATACCCTGGAAGACGCCTACGGTCTGATTGCCATTCTCAACCCCTTGAGGTATGGGAGCAAGAAGGCTTTCGACCGTGTTCACTGCATCCAGGCAGACGTGGGCGGATTTATGAAGACTGTCGGGTACATGAACGAGGACTACTTGTATCAAGGACTTTACAGCGTCGGCCGCAGAGTCCTCAAAAAGGACGTATCGGATCTCCCGCCCCGTATCATCTCCGAGGTCCCGATCGAGCTTTCCGAAAGCCATATGCGGCTGTACAAGAAGCTGGTCGACGAGCGGATTCTGGAGTTCGAGGATGGGTCAGTGATCGATGCAACGTCCGCCTCAGCCTGTTACCAAATCATGCAGCAGATATTGATGACCCCAGAACGCTATACCGACCGGCCGCCGGCGGAGAACCACCTGCTGGACACCTTGGACGAGCTGGTGAAGTCGATAGGGGCGCACAAGATCCTGATCTACGCATGGTACAGACATTCGGTAGAGAAGCTACTGGACCACTTCAAGAGGCTCAACCCTGCTGTGTTGTATGGTGGAGTCTCCGGACAAGAACGAGAGAATGAGAAGCAGAAGTTTATCAAGGACCCGACGTGCCGGTTGATCGTAGCTCAGCCTCGCTCGGGCGGCGTTGGGGTGGACGGTTTTCAGCACGTTTGTTCCCACGTGATCTACGCCGAGGTCTGCCCGATCCCCGGCGTGTTCCAGCAGTCGATCGATCGGCTACACCGGACAGGACAACAAGCTGAATCGGTGAACATTTACATCCTGGTCGCACTGAAGACGATCGCCGTGAAGTTGAGGAACGATCTGACCCGTCGAGACTCCCAAGCCAACAGCGTCGTCCGGGACAAACGAACCTTGTTGGCCGATCTGCTGGGGGAAGAAGGGTTGAGGGGGAGCTTAGATTGACAAACCTGAAACCTAACACTAGCCTGCCTTTCCGTTAACCGAGTTTCGGTCGCGCAGCACCGCGCCCGACGTCAGCTCGGGCAAAGCTGTGAAATTGACGCTGACACTGACACTGACATAACCTTTGGAGACGCATATGAGCTTAAGAAGACACGCCGTACAACCTCTCTCTCAACCCACCCAGCCGGACGTCGATCAGGCCCCGGCCGAAGCCCAGTACATCCCTGCTACTGAGACCCAAGACCTGGATCAAGCTGTGCCAGCCGTACAGACGGTGAGCAACACCTTGCCGGCGCCGGCCAACTCAGGCTCGATGTCTGCCGAAAATCTGGCCCAGCAAGGGTACGAGGGCCTGGAGTTCGACTTCACATCCTTCCCGGTTATCTCGCTAAAGACGAACGGCCAGTTTGAAGACAGTGACGGCACCAAGTACGGTACCGAGTTCCATTGCCGGATTCACCAGACGAAGGAGAAGTTCGTCTATCGTGGCCTCTTGCAAGGGAAAGTGATGGATAACAAGGCCGACATCGCATACAGCTATGATCAGATAATCTCGACCCGCGGCGAAAAAATCGACGATGTGATCGTACGCTGGAAGGCGCAAGGCAAGACATGGGAACAGAAAAAGTATCTGGAAGCCCTGGTCGAGATGCATGCCCCTGGCGAGCCGTACGACGGAGAGTTCCGGATGCTGTCGATAGCCCCAACCTCCGTTGGGCGTCTCGCCGGTTTCCTCTACACCTGTCAGGTGCGGTTGCAGGGTCAGCATCTCTCGACGCAAATGGTCCGAGTATATTGCGGCGAACAGGTGACGAAAGCCGTACAACCTTTCTACCCCTGGGCTTTCTCTAAAGCTTGAGATAAGTCGGACGGCCGGCGCAGCACACGCCGGCCGTTCTGTTTTAGACCTTTGGAGGCCTTATGACTTTACGAGCTATCCTCGATATTCGGGGTTTGATCCTGCATGCCTACCACTCTGGCACGGACCCTGACGCAAGCAAGGCGTCGGACGGGACGAAACTCAACACACCAGGGTTCGCTCTCGAAAATTTCATTACCCGCTATTTCTTGCCGATTACGGAGAGTATTCGGCTTAACGACATTATTGCGGTCAAGGATGCCGGTAATGTTTACCGGAAAGCACTTTTTCCTGAGTACAAGGCCGGACGGCAAGAGCCCTTGCCGGAGGTGAAGGAAAACCTGAACCAAGCTCAACAGATTATCTATGAATTCCTGGACACCATGGGCGTGGTCCAGGTTCACGTCGACGGGGTTGAGGCCGATGACGTGATTGGGTACCTGGTTCAGAAGTTGCAGGGCAGCAAAATCATCCACACCGTGGACGCCGACCTTATCCAACTAGTATCGGAACAATGCCTTGTATTTCAGAGAGGGGAACCTGCCCCTCATTACTGTCACAAATATGACGCAACCATCGCAGGCGTCAAAGAGAAGAGACAAAACATCGTCACCCCCGAGTTCGTGGCCCTCTACAAGAGCTTGGTTGGAGACTCCTCGGACGGCTACGTCGGTGTAAAAGGTTTCGGCCCGGCTAAGTGGCCGGAACTGTTGGAAGCCTACGGGGAAGACGGTCTCCGAAAGATCAAGGAGGATATCGCATCCGGCGACTTCCCATTGATTCGTGACGCCTTGAAACACGAGCCTGGAGAACACAAGCTGCTCGAGAAACTTTGGGAGCAGCGGAACGAGTGGATCAATAGCTGGCACCTTGCGAACATCAACCCCAACTTGGTGGACGCGTTCTACGGGACCAAGTTCCAGCGAATCAAGTGGCATAAAAGGCTGCCGGACGAGCAGAAGTTGCGCAAACTCCTGCTCGACACCGGATGCTCTCACTTAATCAGCAAGCTACAACACCTGACTCCGGTCAAGATTCTGGTCGACGCCAGTAATTATTCCGACATGAAGGAGGACATCCTCAAGGCGATGGACGAGTCCGCCTATGTCGCCTTCGACATCGAGTCCTCGGATTACGTCCAGCACGAAGCCTTCAATAAAGCCAAGGCCGCGCAAAGCGAATACGTCGACATGCTGTCACATCGGGTTGCCGGCGCCGGCTTCACGTTCGGGAACAACCTGGAATACACGATCTACGCTTCGTTTGACCATAGGGACACACCCAACCTGCCGAAGGAGGAGTTGGTCGGCCTGCTGAGAGCTGCAAAGGAAAAGCCGATCGTAGCGCACAACTGCTACTTCGAGCGTACGGTTGTCCTCAACGAGCTCGGATTCGACATCCCGAACCTGCACGACACCAAGATAATGGCCAGTCATGTCGACGAGAACGACTGGCACGGTCTCAAGGATCTGACCAAGAGCTGGTTCGATTACGATCAGAAACACTACGAGGACGTCGTCGAGAAGGGTAAACGGATGTGCGACTACCCGGCGACTCATGTCTTCGACTACGGCGCGGACGATCCTTTTGTTACCGCTCATCTATATGAGCTTTCCAGGCTGATTTTGGAATGCGAAGGAACCTGGGACTTTGTTCGGGAGAACGAGTTCGTCGCGGTATATCCGTTGTCGCAGTCATACCTTGACGGCATCTCGGTCGACCTCGAAGAAATGGCTCGGCAGCAAGAGGATGATCGGCGGACGCTGAACGAGGCGATGGACAAGCTGCGAAAGCTCTTGGAAGAGCACCGCAGCCCTGAGCAAATCGGCAAAGGTGCCCAGATCTTGTTCGACGAACTATCAATGGAGGTCAGAGCAAAGGCGGCCAAAGACGGCAAAACCGAGGATGAATTGGCAGCTGCGCTGGTACAGCTCAAGGCGGATTGCTACGAGATGGCAACATATCAGCCGCTGAAACGCCTACCAAAACCTATCAAGGCGCTGTTCACGAGTGCTTGCCTCAGCAAGGTAGCAGCTGTGCTGGGTATGCCTGAAATCCCTTCCACATCAAAGAAAGCAATCACCGGGTACATCCTGGACAACCAGGAGACTGGCGACGAGAAGTTCTTGCGGATGTTGGGCCGCGCCGCCGGCAAGAAGAAGGAGGACCTGGAGGTTCAGGAACTGCTCTGGTACGCCGAGGAGATCTTGCGAGAAGATCTACCGGAGGAAGAGCGTTGGGTGCTGGAGGGTTCCGAGCTAAACCTTAATTCCCCCAAGCAGAACGTGGCTCTCCTCTACGGCATGCTGGCGCTGCCGATTCGCCTCCGGAATCTCAAAGTCTCCGACACACGTAAGGCTTTGGGATTGCCGGGCGCGCCGGGTACGGACAAGGATGCCGTGGCCATGGCCATCGCCGAGGACACCAAGGAAGGCGATTGGCGCCGAGAGGCGCTGCTTGCCTTGAAGACGGTCAAGGAATGTTTGACTCGGGAAGGCTTGTTCTACGCCAAGTACCCTTTGTGGGTGCACCCGCTAGACGGCAACATTCACCCGAGCGTCAACTCCACAGGTACGGACACCCGCCGGCCGTCTGGGTCGAATCCGAACCCGTTCCAGTGGCCGAAGAAGGGCGAAGGGGTCAAGTTCAGGAGAAACATCTTACCGAACAGAAAGAAAGGTCACGACCTGGTCGTTTCTTGCGACTGGTCGTCACAGGAACTTCGAGAGCTGACGGGACTTTCCCAGGATCCAGAGCTGCTGAAAGTCTACGGGCCGGATGGCGACAACTCCATGTCGCTGCATACGGCGGTGGGGGCGGCGATTGCGAAACTGTCGTATGAGGAATTCCGCGACACCATGGAGGACAAGGAGCACCCTCGTTCGAAGGAGTTCAAGGATCTGCGCAGCAAGGCCAAGAACATCAACTTTGGTTCGATTTACGGAATTGGTGCGGAAAAACTGGCACGACAACTCTTGTGTCCGGTCATCGAGGCGGACGAGTACCTGCGAACCAAAAAGGCGTTGAACTGGCGCGTCGAGGAGTGGCGGCGCGAGGTGATCGGCGATCTCATGGCAAAAGGGTACGTGTCCACGCTGTTCGGCAGCCGGCGACATTTCTACAACAACCTGTTGATCGGTAACGACGACCTGGTCAGCCGGATGCACCGTCAAGCCGTGAACTATAAGATTCAAGGCCTGGCCGCAGACATCCTGAAACGCACGTTGAAGGAGTTGTGGGTAAGAAAGATCCTGCAGCGGTACGACGCTTCCCTGATCGCAACGATCTACGACGAAGTGGTGGTCTCGTGCCATCACAGCGTCGCCGTCCCTCTCATCACCGAGCTCTACGAGATCATGACGATCCCGGTCGAGGGTCTAGGTGTGCCACTGCCGTCGGCGCCGTCCCTGGGTCCCAACTTTGGAGACCAAATCGAAATCCTGAAAGAGGAGGATGTAGGCCGGTGCCCGACACCGGATGAAATCGTGGCGGCAGTGCGGAAGGTTCTGGAGACGAAGGACCTCACTTATTGGTACCACGACGGGAGCAATTCGCCCATAGCACTGGCTGCGAACGACCCGGAGGTCAGCCTCGAACTCGATTCGATCGACTTCGACAAGTACCTCGAACTTTTGAAAGTTGCTTAACCCTTTGGAGACACAATGACCTACCAAAAACAATGGAAAGACCCCGCGCTCAGCGTCAGCCTCAAGGTGCTCCACGAGAAATTGACGGAGTACTTACCGACGTACGCGACACCTGGGTCCGCGGCCTTGGATATCAGAGCTGCGATTGACAAGCCTATGCACCTACTTCCGGGGCAGACAGCTCTGATCCGCACCGGCTTTGCTATGCAGCTGCCACACGCAGGATTGGCAGCAATCCTCTTGCCTCGATCCGGTTTGGGTAACTTGGGGCTTGTCCTGGGCAACCTCGTCGGGCTAATCGACAGTGACTACACGGACGAGGTTTTGGTTTCCGCGTGGAATCGGAGTGAAGAAACCCGGATCACTATCGAGCCTTGGCAGCGTATCTGCCAAATGGTTGTTGTCCCCGTGATCGAGATTGGCTGGAACATCGTGGACGAACTGGAGTCTACGCAGCGCTCGGGCGGCTTCGGCCACACAGGAGTGGCGTGATGGCAATTTTACTCACCATATTCGATACCGAAACAACCGGAGTAAAGCCGGAAGATGGCGACGAAGTCATTCAGTTGGCATCTCTGGTTCAGCACGAGGACGACTTCCATGTCGACTCTTTCGTCTGCCTAGCTAACCCTGGCAAGCCAATTCCGGAAGGGGCCTCCAACGTCCATGGCATCTACGACCACCAGGTCGCGGACGCTCCGCCGACCAGAGACGTCGTTCAGAGTTGGTGGGCCACGGTCCTCCGTGCTGCGCAGGACCGGGACGCTGAGCTGATCGTCTGTGCGCATAACGCCCAGTTTGACCTCCGGATGATCAGTAAGCACATAGATCTGCCGCCCAACCTGTACGTGATCGACACGCTACAGGTCGCTCACAGGGTGGAACCTCTGATGCCCAGCTACCAGCTGACGACGCTCTACGACAAGAGGCGCACAGGGGAAATCGATTACAGCCAGAATGCCCACGACGCTCTCGCCGACTGCTGGATGTGCCGGGAACTTTTGCTCTCGTACCTTGCGGAACTCAAATGTTCCCTGAAGGAGCTGGCTGAGGATCTCAGGAAGCCCCGAATCCTGGAAGTCAATCCGGTCGGAAAGAAATTCAAAGGCCGGCGCTTCAAGGACATCGACCGAGGATCCTTGCGTTGGATGAGGGACAACATGACCTTGTCCATCGATATCCGGGCGAGCATCGAGGCCGCACTTAAGTAAGGAGGCTGTGGTGGCGAGGAACGACGGAACTAAGCTGCAGGATCTACTGCAGGGGGCACTGACCACTTACTGCAAGAAACACCCTGGATTTGCATATCGCTTCCCTGACACCAAGGCGGCAAGGGGAATGTATTTGCCTAAGCAACCAGGGGATTTCCTGTTAGTCGTTCCTCGCGCCGCCGTCTTGTTGGAGTGCAAGTCCACGGTGACTGGAGAGTCTGTCGTGGCGCTTGCAAAAGAAGACCGTGGTCAGCTTGGAAAGCACGCCCTTTGGCATCGAGCGGGCCAACCATCGAGGTATGTGTACGCCGACCTTACGGAAGGTCGTTTGGATTTTTTCGACGGTGTTGATGTACTTCAAGCGTGTCGGAACGGATCCAAAACAATACCGAGATTATCTGGGGTTATCGAAGATATGCATGACCTTATCATGACAACAGTAAGGAAACTGTGAACTAACTCACCAGAAACGAATAGTATTACGGTCTTTCTCACGGACGCTGTCGGATGTCTTCTGTAAAATATGTGCACTTGGGGTAGATAGGGGTATGTCATCATGCATTCATTGCATACAGTATTTTTGAAAATAGGGGAATCGCGTCTAGTAAGAAAAGGCGAACCACTAACGGATAGAAAAAGGTTAGACGGACTGTATTATGTAATTCACGGAGGGCTCTCTGTTGAGGTGCTTAGTGAAGAGGAAGATGACAACAGAAGCACTCTGCTATACAGGGCAGGGTGCGGCAGCATAGTAGGAGTGGAAACGGTTTTCGGGAGCCAGCCGTTTGATTATCTGGTGACCGCTGAGGTAGAGTCATGCGTCGCAACCATATCGAAGGGAGCTCTCAGAAAATCCCTAATAGCAATGTCGGCCGATGTTAGGGCTGAAGTATTAGAGGCAATATTGGTCCAAGTATCGTCTACAGTACTAAACCTGAGTAAGGCTATAGCCAGTCGGGAATTCAGAAAGGTAGAAGACCGAGTATATTTGGCGCTGCTTGACTTATTAAAAAGCAATGAAGAGTTAGGTAACAGAACTAGAAGAATCGCTGCGCCGAGAGCGGTATTAGCCAAGCTTGCAAGGTGTTCCAGGGAGATGACGACGTATGCGCTTAATGCTTTGGAAGATCAAGGAATTGTGAAAGTCCTGAAGGGAAGCTTGGTTGAAGTCTTGCCTGCCAACCATCTGAGACACACCGATAAGGCGCAACTGGCTGCGAAGTATGGGTTTACCGAACAAGCTCTACGTATGTCTGCATAAGGAGGGTCGATGAGTATTTGGTTTTTTAGTGATCCGCATCTAGGGTTGGAGCGTACCAGCCACACGACACCGGCGGCGAGGACGAAACTCAAGCAGAAGATGTTCCTGCAAACACATTACTGTTTTCCCAGGGGGGAAAGCGTGTACTGCTTGGGGGATTTGTTCGATACCGAGAGCAATGATGAAGCTGTGATCCTGCAAGGCATGGCCGTCGTTAACGAGATCGATGGCGTCATCGCCGGCAACCACGACTGCCCTAACCGGGAAGGCCGCAAGTCGTCGTTGCAACTGATTCAGTCGGTTTACCCGGACAAGGTGATCTCGGGGGAGGTGGGCGAGCCGGGGTTTGACTTTCGATGGGAAAATGAAGCTTCTGTCTATTTCGTGCCCCACATGGCAACCCAGCAGCTATTCGATCAGTCTCTAGAGGAGGTGAAAGCGAGTACAGTCTCCCAGCATAAAGCGGTGCCAACAATCCTCTGCCTCCACTGCAACTACGACTCCGGCTTCGCTGATAACGACGCCTCGCTCAACCTGACCCGGGCGAAGGCGGAGGAACTCCTACGGGTGTTCGATTACATCCTGCTGGGGCACGAGCACATCCCGCGGGCGGATTTCGGCGGCCGGCTTCAGATCTTGGGCAACACCCACCCGACGTCGTTCTCGGACATCTCGGACAAATTCGTTTGGGAATTCAAGGACGGGAAGTTGATCCCTCACAAGATTTGGGACGCTACGGTAGGGTACATCAGGCTGACGTGGGAGGAGCTACTCAATACGCCTACTGCGGACTGGAAGGACGCGCAAATTCAGTTCATGGAGGTCACTGGCATGGCGCCAGCCGAGAAGATGCCCGAGATCGCAAAGACAGTCTCAGATCACTGGAAAGCGTTGCCTGACCTCCTGATGCTACGAAATAGCGTCCAAGTCGCCCAAGCCAACCTCCCGCAAGCCGACGGCACGGTCACCAAGTTGCAGGACCTCCCGAGCCGGGTGGCCTCGGAGCTGAAGGACGCGCCGGAATTGTTGTCACTTTGGGAGGCCTACGCCGCCAGGCTACTGGGAGGCTAGCCATGGTGTCCGAAGACCTGATAGCCCGTGCGAAGACGCTCCTTAAATCATCGCCTTGGACGAGCATTAAACCGAAGATCGGGTTAGCCGTGACCTACTTCGATGATCACACAATAAACACGTACGGGTTTGGGCACGTTATCGCTAGGCGCCTGACCCTATACAACGACAGGCTGGTTTTACTCTCCAGGCTTAAGTTATTTAATGGTGAGTTGGTCGAAGTTGCTCAACCTACTGGTTTAGAGACGTGGGAACCCCGCCTGCGGGCAGGAGCCCAGATTCGTTACATTCCCCAATGAACCCTTTGGAGCCCTATGTTACACAGCCTTCAGCTTGAGAATTTCAAAACCCACAAAAGCCTATCGGCCACCTTCGATCAAGGTATGAACGTCATCACCGGCCCGAATGGGGCTGGGAAGTCAAACAGCCTGAAGGGAGTCTTGTACGCCCTGTTCGGGGTCCAGGGCGCCGGGCTCGACAAATCGAACGTGACCCACTGGGACGCGGACAGCCACAAGGTCGAGCTGACGCTCGACCTGCCCGGGTACCCCCGCTGCACGATCGTCCGGACGCCGAAGTCGGCCAAGGTTATGGACGCCAACGGCGTCCTTCTGGCCTCCGGCACCTCGGCCGTCACCGCGTTTGTGGAGGAGGCCCTCGGCATCGGCTACAAGGACTTCCAGCTGCTGGCGTACTCCAAGCAAGGCGAGGCGCAGGCGTTGCTGGCGATGGGCGCCACCGGGCTCCAGAAGCGGGTGGAGGACCTTGCCAAGATCGATCTCATCGACAAGGTGCTGACCCTGGTTTCTAAGGACGTGTCCTTCGTTGAGGGGCAGATTGCCGGGATAGGAGAGATCCCGGATGTGACCGTCCTGGTGGCACGGCGGGACCAGTTGAAGGCTGAGCTCGAGCAGAAAGAGACGGATCTGGAGGTCGAGACCGAGGCCCTGGCTCGGTTCCGGACGGCCCTGGAGCAAGCGGAAACCGACTACCAAGCAGCGCTCCGGAAGCACAACCAGATCGACAGCGTCATCCGCAACCTCCAACAACACAAAACTTGGGTGGACCAATCCCGGGCCGCCTTGCAGAGGCTGGAGGAGGATCTTGCCAAGTTGCCGGATTCCAGCGTCCTGCAGGCTGAGCTGCAAGACCTCGACCGGCAGGCTGCCGAGACTCAAACCCAGGTCCTGGCCGCCCGCTCGCAACTGAAGGAACGGGCCCGACTTGAATCGGCCTTGGCGGACAAGGAAGCTTTCCTGGAAGGATCGCAGGCGGAGATCTCGGAGTCCCAGGCGGCCGAGCAGAAGCTACAAGAGGTGGGTCCTCGCGTCGACGAACTGTACCAGCGGATGGCCGACGCTGAATCACAGGTCCGGGTCGCCATACGGGCCACGAACGAGGCCCGTATGGCCGTTCTCAACGCGGTGTGCCAGAGTTGCCACCGGCCGTTCTCCGAAGAGGAAAAGGCACGGGCGGAAGAAGCTTTCGCATCTGCAGAGAGGCATCAGAATGGGGCCGTTCAGGCCGTAGCAACGGCCACCGAGCAGTACAACCGGGCTCGCGCCGAGAAGGCGAGACTGACGAGGCTGTATAGGCCGAATCTGGCAGCCCAGTTCGAAGCGGCGCAAAAGGCCGCGGAGTCCTTGCGGAAAGAACTGAGCCCGATTCCTGAGACAACCGTCTTACAGGCCCAGTTGGATCAGGCGTCTGCCCGAAGTACTGCGCTGCTTCAAGCGAGTCAGAACAGGCAGTCCGTACTGGCCCACGTCGTCGGCCAGAGGGCGAAACGCGACAGCGAGGAAGCTACGCTGAACAAAAACCTCGGGGCCATCCAACACTACGAGGCGCAGCTGGCAGAGCTAGGCACGGCTCCAGACCTCGCGTCCTTGCAGAAAGCGCTGACGGATTGGCGGGCGGTAAAGGGCCAGTCGGAGGCTGAAGTCATGCGCTTGTCGGGCGAGGTCAGAGCGACCCAACAAGAGCTCGACAACGTCACCCGCAGCATCGAAGCCGCCAAGACTGCCGCAGCCCAGCTGGACGAACTCCGCAAGAAGCAGCACACCCTTGGCCAGCTCGACAGATTCCTCCGGAAGAATCGGGCCCGCTGGTCCGCGGAAGTGTGGGATGGGCTCCTTAACTATGCCAACCACTTGCTAAACACCACTACGAACGGACTGATCAGGGACGTGACCCGTTCCAACAGTGGCGACTTCTATGTGGCTTACAACGGCCGGCAGATCCCGGTGTCGGAGCTCTCCGGCGGCGAGGCATCGATCACCGGGCAGTGGCTCCGGGTGGCTCTGGCTCGCGTCTTCTATGGAGCAGACCTGCCGATGCTGCTGGACGAACCGAGCGCGGACTTGACTGATGAGAACGCGGCGAGAGTCGCCGGGATGTTGCAAGGATTAGGCGCACAAGTTGTGATGGTCAGTCACCGGATGGGTGACGCTGTCAACGCAGGTAACGTGATAACTTTGACTTAAAAGGAGTACGGAATGGGTGACGCCGATAAGCAGGACCCTATGGTGCAAGTAAAAGCATTGCAGAAAACATTCAGGGAGGCCGCGGACTCCATCGCCGAAGGGGCGGAGACGTTGGATGAGTTGTACAGCGACTGGAGGGACACTATTAAGCAGCTGGAACAAGCGAACGACGAGCTTTTCGAGGACAGCAGAAGCCTCAGTTGGGTAGCCTTGCTGATTTACTTCCTTCTGGGGGCATTAGTCGGGGGAGCAGGCATCCTCTCCTGGCTCTACTGGTACGCCAGCACCGGGATTTAACTCTTTGGAGAACCTACGGGACTTGCAGAACCGCGATCTCAACCAACGACATTCCGTATTCAGTAAGTACCGAACTTCGTTAACCCTTTGGAGATGTGTCATGCCTGAAAACTTACGGGGGGCCAGTGTGCCCAAACTACCAACTCTGCAGGAGACGGATCCTACAGGCCGCTCCCCTCACTCCCCGGGAGCCAAGCTGGACGCCGGCAAGCCACCAATTAAGCGAGGCGTCCTGCAGTACTTCCCGCGAGCCTTGGAAGCCGTTGCGTTTGTCTCTCAGCACGGGGCCGAGAAATACTTGTGGGGTGGTTGGCGGGACGTGCCAGATGCCATTAACCGTTACGGGGACGCCAGCGAGCGCCACACCATCAAGGAAGTCATCGAAGGGCCTTACGACAAGGATTCCGAACTGCTGCATCAGGCTCATAAGGCTTGGAATGAATTGGCGGTACTGGAAAAGATGCTTGAGGAAGGTGCTCCTCTGAGGAGTCCCGAGTGATCGAGCCCAAGACTGCGCCCATCGTCTGGTGGATCGACCCTCTTGAAGAGCCCGCGCCGAAAGGCAAGAAGCTTCTTTTGCTGGGTTACACCGGGACCGCTGTGCTTGGGACCTGGGCCGACGAAGGTTATGTGGCCTTCGGGTACCTGCCGAAGATCCCGCCGCACATCAAGCGGCGAATCGGCTGCAAGGCAGCGTATGAAGAATTCCTGAAGAAGTTAAACGAGGTGTTACATGCTCAATTGGCTGAAGAATCTATTCAAGAAGAGCCGATCAATTGCTGCTTCCGAGGAAGTCCAGCCGCCGAGACCGTGGGATCGGGGGGTGCGCAAGGCGAGGAACTGTCCGACGATGCCGCCAGTTAAGCCGGCGAGGGCCTGCTCGAGATCGTCGAGCTCCTCGGCGTCCTCCAGTCACACGCCGGTTTACGGCAGCTCGGGGGGCTGTGACTCTGGAAGCTCTGGCGGCGGTTGCTCGTGTGATTGTTAACCTGGAGAAACCATGACCATTCAAACTGTTGTCAAATGTGATGGCCTCGACTGTGGGAACACCCTTGAAGTCGACGAATGCGACACCCCGGAAATCACAATGAAGTTGGCCGGTTGGGGTACGGATCCGGATCACAGTTACCGGCACTACTGCAGCATCTGTTGGCCGAAAGTCGAAAAGGAGTTGAAGGAGCTGGCGGAGGCATACTAGGAATGATCGCGATCGTCAATGTGACCGAACGGCCGGCGGAAACCGGCCCTCACGACTACGAAGTCCGGATCAACCGCCAGGTGATCACTCGCTTTCAACACCGACGGGAGGACGGCTTGGCCAAGTGCCTCAGGCTGGCCGCGGATGCGGTGGACGAGGCGAGGGAGAAGGAGTTCGTCAGGTTTGTAGAGGCAATGGTGGAGACATGAAAGGCATGAGCGATCGACTGAAAAATATCCTGCTGAATCTGGAAGACACTCGGCTAGCGGATATCAGTGGAGTTAAGCAAAACAAAGTACGTGCCGATGTAGCAGAACGCTTGATAAAAGCAGCCTACCGGGCCGGTGTAAGGGATACGGAGGATGCCGTGGGCGTCGTACCTGCGGACCACCAGGCATTTAAGGACATCCCTAGTCATTTACTGTGAGGCCGGCAGCACACCGGCCTAACCCTTTGGAGATTGAGATTGAGATGATAGAAGGCAAAAGAATCATTGGCGGGGATCCCTCCCTATTCAATTTGGCTCCCTTCCAGTACATCTGGGCCTGGGACGCAACCCTGAAGAGCTTGGCGAACCACTGGACCCCGTTCCAAGTCCAGATGAGCAAGGACGTCGAGCAGTGGAAAAATAAAGCTTTGTCGCCGGTGGAAGCCGAGATGTTCACCACAGTGCTCGCGGTATTAACGACGCAGGATTTGGCCGTGGCGAGGAACATCGCCGTGGCTTTGTATGAAAAGGTCTCGGCGCCCGAAGTTCAGCTATTACTCGGCCGGCAGCTGGCGGAAGAAGGGATTCACAGCCTAAGTTACCAGCACATCATCGAGTGCCTCGGGCTGGATCAGCAAGAGATCTATGGCGTGTACCGCAAGGTGCCTGAGATCTCTCAAAAGTTCGACCTGATCCGTAGGCACACGGATTGGTTAACTCAATATGGTGACTCCCCGCAGCAATTTCTAAAAGGGTTGACGTTCTTCTACGTCTGCGTCGAAGGTGGTTACTTCCCTTGTTCCTTCGCGGCCCTGTTGGGCCTGGCCCGACGGAACCTGATGTCAGGCACCGGGGAACAGATTTCCTACATCCTGCGGGATGAGTTAGCCGGGCATTTCCCGTTCGGGGTCAAGTTAATCACGACGATCCAGGAGGAAACCGGGTACTACCTGAGCCGTGCTGATGTGGTGTCGATCATTCGGGAAGCCCTGGACGCCGAGGCGATCTACGCCCGGCACGCGATCCCCTCGATCTTAGGTTATAGCCCGGATCTTCATATCGAGCACTTCAAGTGGCTCATGGACACAGCTTTAGACAAGCTCGGGTTCGAGCCGGAGTTCGGGGCCAGATGTGCCTTACCGTGGTTGTCCGAGATGATGGAGCTGAAGCGGGAGACCAACTTTTTCGAGAAACACAACCAGGAATATCAGTCCGGCGTGAAGCTGGAGTTCGAGAGTTCTGGGCTGGATGATGTGGTGAATTGGAAACAATTACCAACAGCCCCGGCTCTGTAATGTACAGCGCCGTTAGGCAAGGTAAAGCCTTGCTTCGCAGAGCGTTCCAAAGCGAGGGCTGAGTAATCAGCAGGCTGCCCTCTTTCTAAGAGGTAGTTCTGGTGGTCAGCTCCACCAACTAAAGATGTTTGGCGCGGTACTGCACGGCCGAGCAGGGTAGGGCGAGGCAATGCGCTGCAGGGCAAGGGCTACGGTAGTAGCGGATTAACCATTCGGAAGAGTGGTTTTTCCGGTACTTCGGTACCAACTCCGCAAGGTCGGGCCCTGCCCGGCGAGGCATGGCTAGGCAGGGCTGGGTAGGGCGAGGCAATGCAGGGCAAGGGCTACGGTAGTAGCGGATTAACCATTCGGAAGAGTGGTTTTTCCGGTACTTCGGTACCAACTCCGCAAGGTCGGGCCCTGC